CTAATAAAGTCTTAAAAGATTTTGAAGAACTTATGTATGACTATACGGGTTATGTTAAAAGTCGTGGCGTAAATGAACTTTTATATGATCAACGCTTAACAGACGAATCTAACGTTCAATATCGAGAAAAATATTCAGTTAGAAGTGTTCGCTACATTTTAAGAATAGACAAGATATTTGTTGTTACTCGCAAACTTATCGAACGTCTATTAAATCTTGATAAATAATTATTAATCTAAGAGGTTGAATAATGGCGTACTCTTTCAAAGAGGAAATCCTCCGCGATCTTCCTGGTGTGTTTGTCGAAGTCAATTCTGTAAAGAAAAAACTTTATGACGACAGCCAATTCGGTACAACTGACGCAGTGCTTTGTATCGGTACTGCATTCGATGGTCCTAATGGTGTTCCTGTACCTATTTACGATCCATCTTATGCAACATATACTTATGGCGATACTTATAATCGCGAAACTAAACGTGAAGTAGACTTAACAGCTACATTGGCTGATGCATATAATTCCGGTTGCCGTACTTTGTATGGTTTCCGTATCGGTGGTTCTGAAGCTCAAAAAGATTTTAAATTGCGTTCTGACGATACTCTTCGTTTCCGTGTAAAATCTCGCTTCCCATCTAACAAAGCTAAACAAGTATACTTTACTTTCGATAATACTCCAGGTCAAGAAGTTCTTACTATCTATAAACCTGTATCTAAAGCGACAACTTACGAACGTTACAATGCTATGATTGATAACGAAGAAGAAATGATTAAAGTCGAAATTCCTTTGGGTCTTATGGGTGCTGGCTTTACTGCTGATACTCCTATCTCCGAAGTAATTCGTCATATCAATAACTTCCCTCGTAACAATGTTGTTACTTTATCTATCGTAAATAAAAAAGGTCAAGATGTTACACTTCGTAAAGATTCTTACGAATTAGCTCTTGGTTCTATTTTCCCTGGTACATACTTCTTAGGTCGTAAACGTTCCTTAGTACCTTGCCGTACAGAAGTTCGTACTCATGTAATCAAATCTAAAAAATCTCCGAAACCTTTCGGTTCCTTTACTGGTAAATATTTCCATACTCTTCGTATTAACACAGATGTTAATGCTGAGTATCCTATTTACTCTGTAAGCGATAAAGACTTGAACGAAGCCTTCACTACTGTAGGCTTGAAAATGTATACTCATAACGATTATCTTCGTACTCCTGGAGCATCTGCATTAGCATTCGAAGAAGATGATAACGATTATGAAGATACTAATATGACTAACTTCCAAAAATACATGAAGTTAGGTTCTGGTTTTGCTATTACAGCAACAGCTTATCCTCGTACAAATTCTACTGGTCAATATTTGACTCCTCGTGTAAAAGAATCTGACGTTAAAGATAAACAATATGTTATCTCTATTGGTGAAGGTGCTTATTCTGTATTGCAAAATGCCGATATGCCTTATCGTGTATTGGGCGCTCAAATTTGTGCCGATACTGTAATTGGCGGTCGCCTTCCTAAACCAAAAGATTTCTTAAAAGCATTCCCTATCGATGCTGTTATGGTTAACACTGTAGCAGGTGGTGCTCCTGTAGTCGATACTGAAATGTTTAAAGTAACTCCTGTAGTTAACGTTAAAGATACTAAACATTCTCCACGTTCTTATAAATTTAGCTTTGCTAAAGTAGATAATGCTGCAGAAATTACTGACGAAAACATTTATCAAAACGAAGTATTTACAGTTATTCCTTCCGTAGCTAATGAAGCTGCTTTGGATTTAGATCATAAAACTTATGAAGCTGGTCAAACATTCTACTTTGAAGACACTAAAGAAGTGAAATCTATTACGTTCGATGGTAAGCTTCAAAATGCTGTTTCTCCACATCAAAAATTCAAACACTTCGTTACGAAAGATAAAATCATCGAAGCTGAACCAGCAACTGGTAATGCTGTAACATTTAAAGAAATCGCATCTCTTGCTGATCTTCAATATGATACAGCTATGAATGGTTTGTTGACAGATGCTGATGCAACGACTGCTGCATACTATGCAACGACTGCTGCTGCTGCCGCTGCAACTGCTGCTAATGCTAAATACGTATTACTTTCTGTTAATGACGTATTATGTGTTGGCAAATATGATGCTGGCGCTGTAACTCCTATCGGTGAATATGATATCTTAACAGATAAAGATGCTCGTGACGATAAAGTCGTTACTTATATTGAAAACTTCGATTGCGTAGACAACCGTGTTATCATTTCCGTAACAGACTTTAACTATCGTACTGTAGCAGAATTTATTTCTGATTTGAAAGATAATGTTAACTTTACTGATAATTTCACTGTAGAATTGACTGATAATGGTATTGTCGAAAAAGATGCTCTTATCGAAGAAGTATTAGAACCTGTATTGGTTGGCGGCAAAGTTGCGTTAGCTACTTTGACTAAAGACCGTACTATTGATTACGATTATACTATGCGTATTCCTTATCGTACTCCTGATAACTTCGCTCGTCAATTGGCACAACATTGCTTGTATACAGAATTAAAAACTGCTCATACTCATGGTTTGATCGGTGTTGAACGTATCTCTGACTACACATTGTCTGGCGTTGAACAAAAATTCCAAGATTTGAATAGTTTAAATCTTAATTTAGAATTGAAACGTGGTAACGGTCGTTCCGTAATTGATGACGATGGTACTCCTGTCGATATCGGCCGTTCTATTTCTTGTACATTCTTCCAAAACAATGTACCAGTTTATAATTCTACTTACGCATATGTAGGTAACGGTGCTGCAGCTTATGCTGGTATGGTTTCCGCATTGCCTGTAGAACAATCTCCTACGAACCAAAAAATCGGCATTTCTCCATTGTTCGAATTAACAGCTTCTCAATTATCTAACTTAACTTCTAAAGGTATTGTTACAGTTAAGAATACATTTACTCGTGGTTATGTAATTACAGATGGCTGTACAATGGCAGATCCAACTGATGCATTGTCTCGTCTTAATAGTGTTCGTATCATCGACGCTGTTGAACGTGCTATTCGCCGTGTTTGTGAACCATTTATCGGTAAACAAAATACAATCTCCGTTCGTAACTCTATCCAAACAGGTTTAACATCTGAGTTGAATAAACTTAAAGGTGTATTGTTATATGACTACTTATTCGAAATTGCTAATGACGTAACTGCTCTTCAATATACTTATATTGATATCAATTACACTATTATGCCATTTAACGAAATTCGTCAAATCAATAACTACATTCAAATTCGTCAACCTGGTACCTAGTAGTTTTTAATTAAAGAAGGAGGGGGCGGCCTAAATAGTCGCCCCATTATTTAACACATGGCTTATTCCAATAACTCTGGTGTAACTACAGCCTCTGAATACACTCGTAGTTATACTACTTTCTCTGGCTGTGATATCGTAGCTACATTCGGTTCCGAAGTAGTTGCTGAAATTCAAGGTATTACAGTTTCTATTAACCGTGAAAAAGCTCCGGTTTACACATTTGGTAGTGCAGAACCTCGTTCTATTTCGAGAGGTAAAAATTCCGCGTTTGCTTCTCCTTTACAGTAATGTAATGCATAATTAAACTCTGTGATATGCTGGAAACCCCTTAGAGCCTTTAGTACCAAAGTGTGACAATCTAAAGGATTGGGCAATCAGCAGGCAGCGATATATTATATTGCGCCTCAACGACTATCCGTAAGGAGTACATCATAATAACTGATGGAAGTGCAGAGCTCCCTTTTTCGTGTCATATGTGGCATTGCAAATACTTTTTCTATGTAATATAATAATAGAAAAGGAGATGATCACATATGAAATATAAATATAATTTAGATTTTTTTAAAAATGATTCACCTGAAAAATATTATTTCTATGGTTTTTTAGCATCAGATGGTTATATTTCAGATGATAAAATTAGTATTGGAATAAATGTTAAAGATAGAGAAATATTAGAAAAGTTTCAAAAATTAATTTGTCCTGAAAAACCAATTTATGAAAAAACACAAACTAATTCTTTAAAATTTGATATAACAAATAAAGATTTGTCAAAAAAACTAAAAAAATATTTTTCTATGACAACAAATAAAAAATATGAAGAAATTAGGTTCCCAAGTGTTCCAGAAAAATATCTTAAAGATTTTATCCGTGGCGTAATCGATGGAGATGGAAATATCGATACTACAAAAGGATATAAAAAAGATAAAATTTATATTGGTGCAAGATTAAGAATACTGGGAAATAAAGAATTTTTAATTGAATTAAATGAAAAAACTAAATTATTATATCCACATAATACTAATGCAGTAAATAAAAAAGGAAAAGAAAACGTTTATATAATAACTTATAACTTTAAAACTGCTAGAGAATTATTAAAAATAATATATTATGATGGATGTTTGTCATTAACAAGAAAATTTAACCGATCTAGGGATGAAGATATAGTCTCAACAATTACGAAAGTTATTGATAAGAAAAAATGAAACGCGGTATTGCCGGAACTATAGTATTTACGCTATTTGATCGCGATGCTTTAGTCGATGCACTTGCTGTCCGTGCTGCTAAAGCAGCATACTTCCAACGTATCGGTGGTGATATTAATTATCAACCGTACACAATTACTGAATGGGATACAAAATTAACTAACATGGTAGTTAACTCCTTGGGTGCTAATAATAGCAACAGCCAAGTAGCTTCTACTAATCCATTCAAAGTTACACAAAATGTAGCTATTCAATCTACTCCAAAATATTCTGACGAAATTCCTCCATTCGACATTACTTTGTCCTTTGCAAACGAATATGGTCAATCTGCAGTTATGGTTATCTATGGCTGCGAAATTTTGAATGAAGCGTCTAGCTTCTCTGTAGATTCTACTACTACTGATAAAGCTTGTACTTATATTGCTCGCTCTGTCGATTACTTGCAACCAGTAGAAAATAAATACTTGCTTGATAACAAGTACTAATAAATTCGGCGAGGAAATTTTTTCCTCGCCTTTTATTTTTTTTCTTAGGAGACAATAGGCGTGAAAAAATCTCAAGAAAATACTAATCAAATATTTCTGTATCTAAATCGTGGTTTACAAGACTACATTAATCAATCTTTGCTATCTGGAGAACATTCTGATAATGTTAAGAAGGATATGGAAGAAATATGCTATAATATTATTAATGAGCGTAATATTGAACTTAAAACAAACATTATTACGTTGATCAATAACAGAGTTCAACAATATATGAAATTATATAATTTAAAGGTGAAATATGCCAAATGATTTGTCTTTAGGTAATAAAGACGTAGTTCAAACCTCAAAGTATACGAGAACGTATACTTCTTATAGCGGGTGTGATATTGTAGCTTCTATTAATATTACGATTCCAGGTCAAGAAACGATTTCAAAAGTATTTGGGAGCCTACAAACATTCTCCTATAGTATACATCAAGAAAAAGCTCCGGTAAGAACATTAGGCGACGTTAATGCTATCACGTATGTCGATGGCCCAAGAACAATTGCCGGTTCTATGGTATTTGCCGTATTAGATAAACATGTTATCTATGAGATTATGGACGATGTATATAAAAAAGGCAATTATCAAAATAAACATTTTTTAATGGATGAATTACCTAAGTTTGACGTTACATTATCGTTCGCTAATGAATATGGACGTCAGTCTACCATTAGTGTGTATAATTGTACGATAATTGATGAAGGTCAGATTATGTCGATTAACGATATCTTAACAGAAAATACATATCATTATTATGCGACCGATATCGATTATATGACAGAGTCTCAGAATTATTATACTCTTAATGAAAAAAGTATAATTGATTCTAATCCATGGTTAACAACTAATAATGCTAAGATTAAAACGCAAAATATTAAAGTACAATATGGTATTCCTGTATTAACATTGTCTAAAGAAGGATATTATTCTTTTAAGACATATATGGATGCTCTTAATAGAAAATATAAAAAGTTAGCCGATCAGTTTATGGGCGAAAAAGAATCTGAAAAGATGGCCCAGCTTAAAAAAGATTATTATAATCTTAGAACTGAAGCCGAACAATATTATCCGTCTCAAGCACTATTATCTAAGACACAAAAGAAAGTTCGTTTCTTAGAACGTAAACGTTTAAAAGTTAATAAAGAATACGATAATTTTAGAACATCATTATATACATCAAGACGTGACATTCCTGATTATTCTAAGTTTAGAGTTAATGGTAAAGCTAAAAACGAATCTGAAATTCCGGACTATTCTAAATATAGATTAGATCCTAAAAAAGATAATTCTAATCTTCCTTCATATGATGACTTTAGAAAGAAAGAAAATGATCGTCATGAGAAAAAAGATGATATTCCTGATTACTCTAACTTTAGAAAAAATCGTAATAAAACTGTTAAGGAAGAAGAAGCAACTCATTATAAATTAGATGAAAATGGTAACGTAGTTATTATAGATACACATGTAGACAATAAAGGAGGCGACGAACTAATTGAACACATCTAGTATTACATTCTTATGGCAGTTCGAAGATTTCGTCTCTTTATATTGTAACGATTATTTTAATGGTCATACTACGTTACATGTTGATGACGGATCTAAAGTAAGAGATTTTGCATTAGACGATGCTAATATTATTATCGACGATTTAGAAAATAATATGTATCGTTTATGGACATCTGGTCCTGACGGAAAGTCCGAAGAAAAATACATCGAGATTTTTTCAGAAACGATGACCGACCAAATTGAATATCTTAACGATATATCTATTCAAGTTAAAGACATTCAAACAATTGTTGATTATGCCGAAAACATTTCGAATGAAAGAGGTTTAAATTTAGTCGAATCTTTGTACTATGCCTATTTAGCTACAAATGATAAGAAGCAAAAATTAAATTTCTTTTATTTGTTAATGGGTGCTATTAAATTAAATAATAATAATAATTTTAATAACAATATCGATAATAATAGTAGCTTATATATTTATGATTCACAACGAGCATTGATGAATCCTGAATTGGCTAATGGATTTTTATCAGGATCTATTAAGCTATATAAATTTACTGGTAAATTTTATGAATATCAAGATACAGTATTCTTTGATAAAGAAGATGTTGACTTATCTTTTTTAGATCGAAATTACTTATATCGGCTAGATATCATTGTCGATAACCAACTAATTAATAGTTATTATACGTTAAATCCTACAGTCGATACGGCTAAACAAGTATGGGATAGATTGTATAAGATAGTAGAATCTATTAATAGTCGATTAAATGGATTACGGTATTTACCGTTGGCTTATCATAAATTCGACGAAGAAACACAACTTGCTATTAGTTTACTAATGGATAAAAATGTCGATGCTCATTATTTACAACAACCAAGAATTGGTGTCGACGAAGAATATATCACGGCACATATCGAAGGTGCCAATAAATATTCTGATTTAGATGGTGTATACTTCTGTATCACTGATGTCGAAGGCTTGGCATCTGATCAAATTTTATTTAAGAAGAAAGTTGATAATTTAATTGTTGATTTACCTGTACAAGGTAATTCTATTTATGACGGCTGTTATTATTCTTTTTTAATAGATTCTAATAAAAGAATTATTTCTCCAGTAACATTGTTTAATATTAATGAAGATATTGAACATGATTATATAGAGGCAACGTTAAAGATATCTCAAAAACAATTATTAAATTTCTTATACGAAGAATTTGAAGAAGAAGACGTTAATAAATATTATTATTTATTTACTGATTGTATTGGCAATAATGAAGTAACATTGTCTAATTATCTTGATAGAGTTATCGATCGATTCGTACAATCTAACTTTAACGAAGACTTCTTTGATTTAATTCATTATATTAATGTATATAGATTTAGTAACCAAACATATTCTAATCAAAATTTATTAACTTATAATGATGAACCTGCTCATAGAATTATAATGCCCAACAATGCTAACAAAGAATATATTATGCAAGCCGTTAAATTTAAGCGTGGCGAAAATTATAAGTATGATTATAAATTAGTTAATGATAATGCTGATTATATAACATATGACGATGCAGATTATACAGTAATTTCTATATTCGAAAAAGATACGGCAATGCATTGTGGATTAATTACAGTAAATCGAATTGGTTTTGATTACCGTATTAATACATGGAATATATCTGTATCTAATAAATTAGACATTTAATGAAAGGTTTGTTATAATAATATGAGACGTAAACGATATGATAATCACCTTTCTAGTCAATTATCTTATACGAATAAAGTTGTCGAACAAGATATAATAAGAACGTCGTCTGGATATATTAAAAAGAATCCAGTATATAAACGTTATTTTTCTCAGATCGATGCAAACGTTTGGTTCGGTGATAAACTTGTAACCGATATACAAAATATATCGTATGGATTACAGCAACACGATATGCCTTTATTCGGATATAATTCTTATATTTACGATGAATTAGCAATAGGTAATCGACTAGTACAAGGAACGTTTACTATTAATTTTACGGCTCCGTTATATATTGAAACTATTATAGATAGCTATCAGAATATGACAACCAATGTTACTGATAAGACAACTGAAGACGATTATGATAAAGTCATAGCTCCGCATTATGCAGGAAATGTCGTTACGACGAATCCAGAGCATAATGCTATTTGGCGTAAAGGATTTGAAATCGATATTCTATATGGACAAGACGATGATATTATTGGTCAACCTCTTCATGTTATCTTATTAGATTGTCATATTATGTCAGTACAAACAATACATGATTCATCTGGTCATCCTATATTAGAACAATATACATTTATATCGAGAGACCGAAAAGTAATTAATAAATAGGCGGTTAATATGCAAAATAAAAAGAAACATAAATTCCAACAACAACGTGAAAAAATTCAAATGCACGAAACAATCACGACACAAGATACTCCAGAAGTAACTGTTAAAGAAACGACTGAAGCCGATATAAAAGAAACGGTAAAAAAAAACGAAATTCCGGAAGAATCTACAAATTCTGTGAGTCAAGATTCTAATCTTGAATATGAATACGATCCAGCTGATGTTGAATACTTAACAATCGATAAAGCTAATGAAATTCGTGAAGCATATCCTGGTCAATGTCGTCGATTTGCTTTTGATGGTGAACAAATGATTATCATTCGTAAAGTACAACGTGAAGAAGTTCCGTTGATGATGAATTTAACTCCTGATCAACAAGCATATATTAATTCTCTTGAAGATGAATATGAACAACGACGTGCTATCGAAGATGCTCGTAATTATAATTTAGTTAAATATTTCATTCCGTTCCCATCTGCTGATCGTATTAATTATTTAATCGATAACTATGTAGGTTTTGTACCATTAGTATCTGATAGAATTTTACAAATTTCTGGTTTTACTGCATCTCCGATGGTGGAATTATAATGGAAGAACGTTTCGATGTTATATATGATCAGTTAAAAAATTACTATAAACATATCTTTACTTATTCTTCTTATGAGTTCCCTATTATTTATATTCCGTTAACTAGGGCTCAATATTATGATTTGTTTGAAGATCCTAATATGATGGATATGGAACGTGAAGATATTATATGTAAAACTTGTATCGTATATCCTGAAAATATTAATATAGAAAAAATGCCAGCAGGTGTTGTTTCTGATATTGCCGATAAAATTCTTGAAGCTTCATTTATGAGCGAAAAAGGACGCAAGATGTTATTTGCAGCAGCTGCTAAAAAAATGCAAAACGTCGATCGTCAAATTTCTTGTATTATTCATGAAGCATTTCCAGAATATGATATCGAAGATATCGATAATTGGAATATGTTACGCACAACAGACTTCCTTATTAGAAGTGAATGGATTCTTCGTACAATTCAAGGTAAGCCACCTCTCGATATCGAAAAGATATTAACACAAGGCAGTGATATTACATTAAAACCAGAAGATCCTCGATTCTATAACGAAGAAAAAGCAGAGTTTGATCGTTTACGAGAAATCAATACTCCGGCTGAAAATAATAAACCTGTTCCTAAAAAGAAAACGACATTAAAACGTCCTCAACGTCGACGTAATCAAGTATCTGAAGAACAATTAGCAAGTATGTTCCCAGAAGCATTTGAAAATACTGGCGATGAAAAATCTTTTAAAGATATGGCTATGGGTTCTAAAAATCCTAACGATATGACGTTAGCAGAACTTGCAGAATTAAGAAATAATAATTAAAAGGACAACATATGGTAGATTACTTAAAAAATGGCAGTGATAATGATTCTGTCGTCGAAGGTATATCTAATTTAGTTGATGCAGCAGCGGTCGCCGGCACTATTGTCGGCACCGCTTTTTTGCTATCTAGAACAAAACAAGGTGCTAAATTTTTATCGGAAGTCGATCCGATTATCGGCAAAATGTCTGATCGTATTGCAAGTATTGGTATAGACGGTAGTAATCGTTTATCGATTAGTGAAACAATACGAGGTATGTCTCATATCGATCAGTTTAGAAAAATCGATCAAGATTTTGCTATTAATAATGCAAGCAACGTAGGTTTGTTTCGTAATCTTGCCGATGCAGCTTACGATGCTTCCGACTGGGAAGAACGTGAATTAGGACGGCAATATCAAGCTAAAATATTTGGAGATATTGGCGACGCATTAAAAACACAAGGTATTCAAGACGGACAAGTACAATCTCTTATGGAGTTTGTTAGTAGTCGTTCTACATCGACAGTCATCGATAAAAATTCTGGTAAATTACAAGAAAGTTTTATTGCCGACGTTGAAAATCATTGGCATGATTTCTTAGAAGAAAAAGATGCTAAATTTAATGAGACAGTCGACCAGTCTATTCAAGCCTTACAAAATATTTCTAATCAGACATTTGACACGTTTAGTGATTTTAAATCATTAGATGAAAATATTATAAGAGCTCGTGAAGCACGTCAAGATTTTATTCAAGAAATTAATAGAAGTGCTCAAGAGGCATTAAAAAAACAAAAGAATGATATTACATATCATACGATTGGCGATATCTTGGATCAAGATGCAAGAAATCCAGAATTCGATTTTATTGTTCATGAAAAAGGTCAGATGGCTTCTCTTGACGGGAGGACTGTATCCGATCGTTTATATGCACAAAATGATGATATCGTTACACAAACTCTCGATACGATTAGACAATTAAGTGCTACGAAAGATGGCTATTATGTTGAAGGTCAGAAATTAAATACGCCAAATATTAATAAAATAATAAGTAGCGCTAAAAATTTATGGCATGAAACATCACCATACGCATTATCACATGCTGCTGATTTTAAAAATGTCGACAACTTAAAAGTCGAATACTTAAATAAATATGACTTTAAAGGTGTATTGGGCGACATCGTCGGCAAAGATAATATTGTTCAAAGAATTGGCAATCGATTGTTTGAATTAAAATCTGATGGTACTCGTAATGAATTAGATACGAGTAGTATGCGTTTTGTTCGTGAAGATTCGTATGTTATTAAAACATCTAAAGACTTTTCTAATTATGGGAAAGTTAATTTTGATAATGGTAAACAAAGAATCTTTGGAGAAACAAGTCGTAAACGTACGTCTGATGTTTGGGGTAATAATTATCATACATATCTAAATAAAGATATAAACGAAATTGCAAATCATCCTGAAGAAAAAGCGATGATGGGTATTCGCAACCATAGCTTTAAACGCAGTATCGATTCATTAGATATTAAAGTAAAGCTAGACGATAAACTTCGATCTGAATTACTAAAGGCAGCTGAAGATAATCCTGGATTAAGATATAAAATAGAAAGTATGCTCGATGTTATCGACGCTAAAACAGAGTCAGAAAAACGTAGAGTATTAAGAGATATTTCGACAGAAGGTACTAAATCATCTGAATTTCAACGGTTACAGTCAGCAGCTATTCGTGGCCGTTCTATTAAACCTAAGCTAATCAATGATTCTACATCTATTACACAAAAAACATTATATGCTAAATTAAATAAATCACAGTCTATCGATGAAGCAGCTATTAATGAAATAATGGCGTCTTTACCTGCCGATCGAGATAAAGCATTAGCATTTATTAATAAATTAAATGTGCCAGAAACTGTTAAGTTAAATTTAAGAGATCGATATAATGTAGAACAGTTAAAAATTAGAACTAACTTAAATGAAATTACTGGCGAAAATCATGTCGATGCAACTGGTAAAGATTTAAGTATTGAAGACGCTAAGAGGATTCAGAATGAAATCGTAAGCAATCCTGAATTACAAAGAACATTAAATCGTTATTTAGGATCAGGTAAAGATTATAAAGCTCGTTATGAATCTAAAAAAAGTTCATCTCGCTTAATAGCAATTAATAAAGGATTTGACTTAAAAGGTATTATGTCAGACCTAAATAAGATGAACTATAATGGCATTGGTAATCGTATAGGTCAAGGTCTTCGAGGTATGTTTTCCAATACAAACCTCGATCATTTTGCGTTTAGTTCTATCTTTGATAATAATGTAAACTTGCCGACAGCAAAACATCATGGACGTGATTTATCAATTGGCGGTAGTTTGTTATATAAGATGCCAGAACGTCTTAATGAAGGCTTAAATAATGGCTTCATAGACCAAGCTCTTGGTTTCGTTCATCCAATATTTAGTGAACGATTATCAGCTTATTTTAAAACTGGATTAAGTCTTGGTTTTCATGAAGGCGATACGAGAAGTTTTGCGCAATTAAGTTATAACTTATTATTTAAACGTGTATTGCCAGCATCGATTGCGTTAACTCAATTAGATTGGGCTAATGATACATTCGGAATTAATAAAAACTTCCAAATTGGCTTAGCTAATATGGATTTAGGTTTTAGAAAATTCACGGATGCAACCGGCTTAACAGATGTATTTAAGTTAGCTAAAATGGCTAACCCTGCTGCTCAATATATTAGTGGTGATTATCGTCCTTATCAGTCTTATGAAGAACGTTTAGATTATTATCAAAACGGTAAAGATCCTATTAGATCTGGACGTTATTGGGTATGGGGTTCTTCAAATGAATTCCGTGGTTCTAGTATTTCATACTGGGAAGATAATAGTTTAAAATTAGCACAATCTGATTATTATAATAAATCAGTATATGGTGGTTATTGGTCTAAATGGGCACATAGTCCTATTCCGACATTAACAAATCCTCTCTCTCCATTAGTATATGCTTTTAATCCATACTGGTTAGAAGAAAAACATATGGAAGACCGTCCATATCTATTATCAGCTCCTTTATTCGAACAAGGTACATTACAAAGTTTAGTATTAAATCCAACGCTTGGCGAAATTATTAAACCACAACGTCGTTATCATGAAGATCGTATGTGGTTTGGTAAAGACGTTAAAGCTATTATGTACCAAATGAATCAAAAGATTCAACAAACTGCCGATGAAGATAGTCGTTATATTATCTTCCAAAATGGTCGTTTGGGCGTATATGATTTTAGAGCATTTAGTCATCCGACTGATACAGAATATGTACAAGGTCAAGGACAAGAATATACTGGACAAGCTCCAGCATTTGCATCGGCTAGAGATTATTCTAATTATATTAATAGTGATGGTACGATAGACGCATCGGCATATGCTAGTTTACAACAAATTTCTCCTGGTGTAGGTGCTGCCGTATCAGCGATGAATAGTGCTATCCAATCAGGTAGTTCTCCTTATACTAATGCTTCGGGTATGTATATTCAACAACGTATACGTCGTACACGAAGCAATAAAGGCACTGTTCAAGAGATGCTTGATAATGCCGACATGTATAATAACTTGATAAATTCGAGTGGTGGTCGTAGTTATCTCGATGAATTAATGACTACGTCTAGACTGTTAACTGGTATATATGGTTATGCTGCATCTAGTGTATTTGGTCGAGATGAATCTAAGTTTATTGCCGATGCTGGTGATATTAATTCATTCACTCGAAGATTCTGGGATTCTGGCATCGGCGGTGTCGGCGGTGAACAAATGGAAATTATTCGTCGTTTCTTACCTGAATATTCAAGACGACGTCGTATTAATCCATTAATGAATAAAATGGCTGAAGACCATCCATGGCTTCCAGAAAAATTCTATACTGGAGATGCGTATTGTATTTCAAAAAATACGATGGTAGAAATAGGCAATCTTGATTATTTAGCTGCTGACAAAGTAATAGAAAACCAATCAATAATTACTGATCATACTGGTCAAAATACAGTTGTAAACAAAATTGTTTGTCGAAAAATAGAATTAAAAGAAAAAGTTTATTCTGTAAAAGTTAATAGTTTATTTGCATTTGATTATGAATTTTCTGAAAACCACCCATTATTAGTTACTGAGTCATCTAATAATACAACAAAAGAATTATCTGGAAATTCTTTATCATATTATAAAAGAGCAAATATTATATTAAATGCGTTAAAGAATGGAATAACATCTAAAAAAGATTTAGCTGATCTTGTTAATATTTCTATAAATGATGTTTGTCAACTATGGAAAAGAATGTTCCAAGATGATTTAATTTATGATTATAAATTAGACAAACATAATATTCACTTAAAAAAATATAAGCTATATGATATTAATTTATTAAAAAATAGATTATCTTGGAAAAAAGTAAAAGATATTAAGGTCGGCAATTATGTTGCTTATCCGATTCCATTATCCAAGAATCAAGAAATAGTATTAGATTTAAAATTATTATTGCCAAACTATATTTCAACAGAAAAGTATTTGTATAAACTTAATACGAAAAATAAACAATTTGCTGAAATATATGAATATTTTGAAAAATATGGCGTTCCAAAATTTAATCGAGGAGAAAGAAAAGAACTCTTAGAAAAAATGAATTGGAATAGCAAAGTTTATGAAAGCGTTCAAGCTTATTTAAAACACAATAGAGAAGTAAAAAGGATACCTAGAAAATTTGTATTAACAAAACAAATATGCTATGCGTTTGGTTTATATCTTGCAGAAGGCTGGAACGATGGATGTTCCATTGGAATGGCTCATAATATAAATGAGCGAGACTATGCATATAATGCATTTTTAGGATTTAAACAAATAGATCCATACATTAATTTTTCTTTTAAAAGATCAGGCAATACAAATGGTGCTTATTCTCGCTTTGGATCATCTATAATCGCATCATTGTTAAATATACTATTTGGTAAAGGTGCTCATGATAAAAAAATTCCGGAATTCTTTTGGCATGCAAAAGAAGAATGTATTCTAGGATTATTAGAAGGTTATATATGTGGCGATGGATCTAATTTTGTTATGAAGTCTGAATTTGGATCCAAAATAGAAAAAATTAGTGTTACATCTTGCAATAAAAAATTATTATATCAAGTAAGAAAATTATTATTAAGATTTAATATTGTTGGGTCAATAAATATTCACAATAAAAATCCTAAAAAAATTAAAATTAATAAATATTTTGTAACATCTGGAATATCTTATAGTTTAAATATTAGAGGTAAAAAAGCATCTATATTATCAGAATTATTATTTGGTAAATCATTATTGCCAATAAATAATGAAGCAAGAGAATCTTCTCATCATTATATAAATAATGGATATTTGTATTTGAGAATTGAAGATATTCAAGAAATAAATACTGTAAAAGAAGTATATGGTTATCAGGTAAATCAAAATAATTCTTTCTGTGTTGTTGGTTTTGCTACACATAATACTAGTTTACCTATGGGAGAGGCTAGATTACCTGGCGAAGGTTATGAAGCTATTAATCAATTACATCCAGATCAGTTTGCTTCCGATGGATATGGTGCTATCGATCGTTATAAAATATTAGCTGATATTGCTCCGAATAGTGCCGAGTNTGAGGCTCGATTACCTGGTGAAGGTTATGAAGCTATTAATCAATTACATCCAGATCAGTTTGCTTCCGATGGATATGGTGCTATCGATCGATATAAAATATTAGCCGATATTGCTCCGAATAGTGCCGAGTATAAATACTGGAAACAAATCGTCAAAATGATGAATAATGACGAGGCGAAGAAAGTATTAAAAGATACCGAAGAAATGGTTAAGCATCAAGGAAAGAAACATGATTTCTTTGATTATAAATTCTTAGGTAAAACTACGACAGCTCTTGATGGACATATCGAACAAATATTATCAAATGGTAAATTTAAATTAGCTGGCGACGATAATTTATATCAGATTGCCGGTGTTAAATTTAAAGATAATGGTTATATGTCGAAGAACCAATTAAAGCAAGTGTTAACTGAAGGTTCTCACGTAACGTTACGTATCGATGACGAAGAACATAATCCAGATATTAATGCACCACAAGCCCCTAGAAAAGCTGCCGTATTTTTAGATGGCGAAAATATCTCCGATACATTACGACAAGTTGGTTTAGCTGATTATGATATGGAAGATACTTCAGCAGCAGGTGCTTATGCAAATTATGGATTAGTCGGAAGATTATTTGGTACGGCTGCCGAAATAGTAGCGCATGCCCCTATTCCGATTATTCATTCACAATTGATGCGTGTTAATAGCCCGCTCGAAGAGTATCGTTCCGATCAATTATATGGAACAGGATTCCAATCTTGGGATAGCATGTTGGCTTCATTTGTATATCCGACATTCGAACAAGCTAAAACAGATTTTATGCGAGATGTAATATCTGATTCATTGTGGCGATTCTATAAAGGATATGAATCTGGTGCATTAACAGAAAATATTAGTAAACGTTCGATAACGATATTAAAAACTATTGCGACGTATAGTAATGGCACCGCCTTAGCGGGGGAAATTGCCGGACGTTTTACATTTACCGGTGCTAATTCATCAACTCGTCGTGATCAACTTGCTAATGCCGGTCGACATATCGGTAATATCTATTCGATGGTAACTTCACTTCAAGATCCTATGTATGCTGCTTATGCATGGGGACGAATGGGCTGGGATTCTTCTAAAGTATATGATTTGTGGAAAGATGTCGGAAATGTAAATTTCGATTCTGTTCTCGATTATGCTGAACATATGAATATACTTAAACCAGCAAAACTATTAAGTGAAGAATCAGGTGTAGCAGTCGATGTAATTCAAGCTGCTCGTAAATTTAAACTAGGCCGTATTTCTCAGGCAATAGCATTTGCTGCTGCCGGTACGGCTTTAGCTGTTGGTGAAAATAATCCATTAACTCGATTATTCGGAAAAGAATCTCATGTATACACTCCTGATGCGGTAAAAGAACGTTGGGATACTGAAGATTACTTCGATCGATTACGTTATATTAAATATATGGCGCTATACGAAGCGGCTAAAGAAAAAGCTAAATCGGAAGAAGGCGTCGATGTCGATAAATTATATAAACATCAAGAAGCTCTTCGTGCCGAGATGAATGGTGACGTAAGCATAACCGATATGATGTCGGCAATTCTTACGTCTGGCAAACCTGCCGACGATCCAATAGCTCAATGGGTTCAAAAAACATTTGGTCGTTTAAGTGACGATATGACGACATTAGTAGCCGGTAAATATACTGAACAGGCTATTATGTTCCATCAAGTTGCAGAGTCGACTGTATACGCTTTAAATAAAGATAGCGAATATTCTGATATTATTCGTGCTTTACCGAATACGGAAAAAGAATATTTCGTAGAATTTGCTAAAGTTACAGACGAACGTCGTCGTAGAGAAATTCTTAAGAATGTATCGCCATCGTTAGCAAAAGCATTAAAGCTTGTTTGGTATCAAGAAGATACAGAAACTGAATCAAACGAATCGTTCTTTGAACGTCATAATTTACCAGATCCTTTATGGGCTGGTTGGGATGCGTCTACTAATTTAGACAATATTAAAACAAAAGTTATTTATAATGAAGGTATGCAATATGCCGATTACGGTATTTATTCTTCTTCGTATGAAGATCCTGAAGTTATAAATGCTCCAAATATAGATAATATTCACGACGGAAGTAATCCGTTATCAGTTCGTGTAAATTTAAATACTGTATTAAGTGGTATTGGTTTAACAGATAAACGTATTCAAGTTAATCCGACACAAGATGAAGGTGTCATCGATGTCGTATCTAATATCACTGCAGTATTAGGATATAAAATAGAAAAAGCACTTTCAATTTTTAGTTAATAAGTTAAGAGGTAACAATGGCTTATGATAGTTTTATTATAAATTCGGCATATAAACAAAGATCGTTTACGATGGCTGGATTTGATACGCTTTCTTCGTTAAATACGATGTTAAGCAATGTTCGTCTCGAAAGACGAAAGCATACCGAATTACTTTTAAATACTACGACAACTATGCCAGTTGCCCTTAACGGTATGGCTAATAAAGAATATGTATTAGACGATAAAGCATATATTTTTGATATTGAAACATTGCCATCTATTAAAGTAGGCAATGAACAAATACCAGATATTATGTGGCAGTATACTGCTCGTCGTGAAGGCGAAACATATAATATGTTCTCTGGTATCGATGAAAAAGCAGAAACTGCTTATCGTAATTTATTCTTAAAACCAGATTTTAAATATGAAGAATTAAGCCGAAGTGAAAAAGTAGTTGCCGATACGTTAGCTCGTATCGGTAAAAACTACCGTGAAGGTTCCGGTGGTATTCCTGAAGCATTATCTCCATTAGGATATAAAGACTATGCTGATATGAAGAAATATCAGGAGCTTATCGAAAATGGTATTAATGCTTTAGCTAAAGAAGGCGACGCCACTCATTTAATAGCTAAAGAGATTGTCGATCATATTCATAAAGATACGACTTTCGTTACGTATAATGGTAAGGCATTCGACGTTAATATGACATCACAACAAATAGCTCGTGATACTAGTATCGATAAAAAAGTTCGTGGCCTTGCTATTAATAAATTAAATAAGGCTAATCATTATGACCCGTATCGAGAAATTCGTACGGCATATCAATTAAATCCACAAGCAATGAAAGAAGCATATCGAGAACATATTCTTGGTAGCGATATTGCTAAAGAACGATTAATCGGCGAATTCACTGGTTGGTCTAATAAACAAACAAGCTTTGGTTTGGCAGTTGGTCTCGATGTTAATGCTGCGCATAGTGCTATCGAAGATACTGGCGTATTCGAAAATTTAATGAAAAATGCTGGCTTCCGAGCATTTATGGCTAAAGCTATCGAGATTAATAATTCACCAAAGAATAAAGTTCAGTATAAAGTAAGTGCTGGTGCCACAATATTCAATACATCTTCATTATGGAATCGTGATCGCGGCATTTTAATGTTTCAGCAATCAGAAGATGGCGGTTATGAATTTCCACAATTTTCTGCTCGTGCTAATGAGAACGGTGTTTTTACTGCTTATAATAATGCTCCGATTGTAACTAATTCTGCGTATAATGTAAAATTTGTCGGTCAACTTGATCGTAACGATTCTTCTCTCGGAGCTTTTGCTTATGAGCATGCAAATGAACTAGGCTTAAAAGGTAATGATGATATTCATTATATTGCATTAGAAGAAGCAAGTGGACGTGGTCCTGTTCGATATATTATGGGCTCTAAAAAAGTATTGGAAGATACTCTTACTGATAGTTTTAGAGTATTAAGCAATACCTCAGCAAATGGTGAAACGACATATAATTTTGAACAAATTGTATCGGCAGCCAATTCTTTAGGTATCCCGATGGGACGACCTGACGATACGATGGATAAAGTTATAGCTGCATCAGCTAAACGTCAATCGTCTGCTAATGCTTGGGACAAAATTGAATCTGGAGCTTTTAATCGTGAAGCATATGTAACTGGCCCGTTAATTAAAAACTTTGCAGAAAATGAACGAGGCATGGCCCTTAATATTTTAGGCGATGCATTAGAGCTTGGTACCGACGTAGCGACTGCAGCTTCAGCTCGTAAAGCTGGAGATACTGGCGGTATTATTACCGACGACTTTATGAAACGTACCGAACAATTGTTCGGTATTGCTAAACAACATTATGGTATTGATCCTAATGATCCTAAGAGTAAAATGTTCTCTGTTGCCGGCGTTCAAAAAATTATTGAAAATATTAATAATGAAGACATATTGTCTATGATTAATATAGTTCAGACAGAAGCAGCTGCTTTACCTGGTGTACAAAATTATCACAAAACTGTAGCTATGAATTTATTAGCTAAAGAATATCATAAAGTATATGATGAATTACATCCAGAATATGGATATCGGGCATCGATATCTGATAAGATGTTAGATGGTATATCCAAAGATATGCATTTATCTGGTGGTGCTTTCTCATTTGATGTTCGACAAGAAAATGCTGAGAAGTCTATCGGTTCTATTAAGAATACGATGAAAAGATTACTCACACGACCTGGTAGAGAAGTTGTTTCTCGTTCTGATTATGTTAAAGGCTATTCTGTATTAGTTAAAAATATTTTCGGAGCAAAGAGTAGACAAGCTCAAGGATTCGAAAGTTTAGTCGAACGTCAAGGTTCTGATATGACAGATTTTGCAGAATACATTTTTAGAAATGTACAGCAATTGCGAATCGATACATATCGAGACGGTAAGAAACATCATGAGATGTTTAGAACAAGTTCGACACCAAGTAAAGATGTTTCTTTATTTAAAGATGACGACGAATTAGTTAATCGTTTACGTGCCGGCGTTATAAAGAATTTAAAAGCATTGTCTTCAACGCCAGAAGATTCTATTAATAGTATTTATAACTATTTAATGGGTAATATTACTCGTAAAGATTTCGATATCTTTTCTAATCGTAATAATTATGCTGGTGCATTATATGATCAAGTTTCTGATCATATGAAATCATTTGCTAATCAGTTAGAATTCTTGGCTCATCAAAATCAACAAGATATTTTAATTAAAGATGGCAGACTTATGATGGGCAAGGGGAATACATTCCGTGATATCACAGGAAATATTCCTTTATTAAAAAGATTAGATAGTGTTCCAGTTCTTGCCTTTGGCAATACTAATATTGCTATTAATCCGACATTAAATGTTGTTGAGGGCGCTAAGCCAAATGAAAAATTTGTGCAAATTGGTATCAAAGGCTTATCGACATATGATCATTTAGAAAATAGTGTTAAGTATACACTAGAAAATAATAAAAGTCTTGGACAAATGTCACCTGTTGAAGCCCTATTCGAAACATTAAGTCGATTAAAAAAAGATTTAAATATTACATACTCTAAAGAACCAATCGAAGACAAGACACCTGCCTTATTACCTGGTTATGGTGGGGTATTAGATTCTTCATTCCAATTAGATACGTCCGGTATAAAAGAAGATTTTAAATTTTTGTATCAATCTGGGTATCTAACAGATGAACATATTAAAGCTTCTGGTATCGCTAAAGATTGGGATCATGTTAATTTCCAAGATAATGAATCTCTTCAAAATGAATTTATAAAAAAATATATTTATAAAGATTATAGTGGTAAAGGTTCTGTATTTAATGTTGAAAAAGGTGATCCATATCGAGGTATCGAATCACGAAGAGCTTTAGAAAGTTTAACTTTTGCTAAAGATTCTAATGGTATGACACCAATTGAAAATGCATTACAAGATGTTAATAGTGCTGGTAAATTTCATGAATTACAACGTATCGGTAAAGACGAATACAAATTAAGACGTATTGATCGTAGCGGTACAGAATTTGCACAAAGTATTGAATTAATTCCAGAAGTAGCAACACAAAAAAATGCTGTTCATAATACAATGCCAATAGCTGGCATTAAAGATAATTCATCGGGACCAAATATAAATTATAGAGCACGTAATGATACGGCTCGTTCATATAATAAATCTATGGCTAATGCTACGATGTTGAATCCTGAAAAAGTAAAAGGTGTATTACGAGAAGCAGATTTGCCAGATAATTATGAAGAGAATCACAATATATTAAATTATAAATACAATGAAACTGGCGGTAAATATGCATTCAATGGTACAAATGTCGTAATCAATGGTCGTCTTGAAGAAGGTCAAACTATCGCTGGCGAAAAAGAAAAGATCTTTAATACGATGAAACAAAAGATCGAAAAGACATATAATCGTAAAATGACGCCAGAAGAAATCGATCATTTAAAATCGATGATCGATTTAAATACATTCGATTCATTAAATGAAGGTTCTGCTCTTATTAGAACGGGTATGATGGATGCTCTTCATACAAGTAATACATCGTCTGGCGGTACATCTTTTAATCTAACTGAACATTCTTTAAATAAAGAATTTATTGAAGAGAATATGCCAATCTATCGAGATGTAGACGGAACATTGCGTTTCAAAGATTCGCAGAGAATGACAAGTATCGGTAAGAATAAAAAGTTTAATGTGTTTGCTGAGTCAAATGCATATGGTGATTTGCCTAAGATATCTCGAACAGAAATGTTTGGTAAAATAAACTTTTATTCTGATAACGGTACTCGCGAATTAACAAAAGAAGAAGTGCAAGCAGTTCTTGACAAGATCGGTACAGTTGATGCTGGTGACGATTATGAAGCGCTGATTAGAACGTTAAAGAATAATGGCGTTACTGTTATGATGGATTATAAACCTGTTGGCAGTCGAACAACTAAATTATTAGCCGAAGGTGATAAATTAACAGCCTCTGGTTTTAATACAAGAGTCGGTCAGTATGATAAAAAATTAGCTTCGATATTTAAGGAAGCTGGTTTTGGAAAAGCTATGGAAAAACAATTAGATTGGGAATTCTTATCTAATATGATTTTATGGCATGATAAATTAGCTGATGTATTTGAAACAAAAGATAATAAACCTAACATCGTAAAACTTCGTGGAGAATTATCAAGACATTATGGTTCATTAGAAGCCGGTGTAAAAGCTATTCGTAAAGAACGTGATCTTATGGATAAAGCATTAGGCGAATATCTTGGTGTCGAAGATTGGACAACAGCTACTGGCTCGACAGAAGCTGCTAAACGTAAAGACGTATTCCGATTAACTAATCGTGTATTAAATGATTTAATCGAAGGTCTCGACGAATCAAATCGTGGCGAAACATTATCGAGAGTAGCTAAAACATTAAAAGAAAAAGGCACGTTTAAATTTATCGATGATAGTAACCTTGAATATAACGTAAGAAATGGCAAAGTCGAGTTCTCAGATTATTTAAAAGATATCGGTACTTATACAAATGAAGAAGGTAAAGTTGTAAGTAAAAACTGGGATCACGTTATTAATGATATTAAATCTGCGTTAAGAGAAGACGAAATTAAGAAGATCGATAAAGATTATCTTAATGAAAAAAATAAATACGCTGAAAAAATTAGCTATATGCAATATAGTAAAGACTATGTCCATCAAGCGCAAATCGCAACATTAGATTCTGTAAGTGCTGGTCATTTAAAACGTCTTATGTTAAATACTGGTAGCGTAGAAGATGCTGCTTTATTATTCGATAAGAATAGTAAATATTATGCCGACATTTCTAAGCGTGATGGCATGATTATGATTGGCGATGATATTCTTGATGTATTTTCTCATACAAGATATTCTAGATTAAAACGAAAAGAAGAACAAAAGTTAGCTCGTAGTAATTCGTTTGAATCTGGATCTCTTGAAGATATTATTAATAAAGAATATGCTAGTAAGAATATTATAGCTTCTGAAGACCATATAAAAGAAGTTGCTTCTTATGAACAACAATTAGCAATAGCAAAACGTAACGGTGCAAGTAATGCTGGTAGTCAAGCTGCAGTCATGGATGAATTTGACCAAAAATTAAAATCTAAAGATGGCAATATTCAAAAAGCAGCACTTGGCGAATTAAATACGAAACTTAATATTGCTGATATTAAGTTTGACGATAAAGGTAATGTTATTAACGTCGGTCATTTAAAAGGCAATATTGTTTCTGATGATGGCAAATATCATTTTAATTATGATCTTCATTTAGGAAGAGCGTATGGTAATGAACAATTAAATGCAGCGCAAACATCTTATGTTAACCAAGTAGAAGAAATGCTTCACTATATTAATGCTGGCGATTATGAAAAAGCTCGTCTAGCTCAAAATAAATTAACAGAAGCTAAACAACGTGTTAACGACAAAACGGTCGATGCATTAAAACTTAATAGTGATTTGACAAAATCAGTATCAGCAATAACAACTGGATATCGTATCAGTTCTGAATCGATGCGTGTCGATGATGCTTCTGATTTTATTCAGTCAAGAAAATATATTAATGGTATGACAGTAGCTGATTTACAAAAGAAAAATTATACACCTGCTGTTGCTATTGTTGGACAAGAACGATTAGAACAATTAGGTTTATTAGATAGTTCGTTATCCGAAGCAGAAAAAGCTACACGGTTAAAGCAAATTCGTGAAGAAGGCGTTACAGTTATGTTAGACCGTCAACCACATAACTATGCTAAATCTATGGCGTTTGCTAAAGTATATTATGATCCTTCTATTGCCGATAATGCTATACGAACCAATACGGCGTTTAATATGTTAGCAAAAGCTGACCATGATGGTGATAAAGTATATTTAACAAAAGTTCTCGAAAACAAAATGAGTAACGGTACTCCTATTACGGCTAACGATATGTTAGCAGCCGATATGCAATATCGTCGAGACGTATTAGATGTTACGCCTAAAAATATAGCTAACGAAGCTGCCGACCGTTTAAAAACATATACACCTAAAGACGTTGAATTTGAACAAGGTACGATTGCTGATAATATTGTTCGTAATAGATTAACAACAGCTGCCGGTGAACTTTATAATACGACTAAAGGTTTAGAACGTATGGTTGGTGATTTAAAAGTTAACGAAGAAGTTACGTTAAGTGGTGGCAAAGGTATTTCAAAAACAATAAATGCTAGACAGTTAGTTGCCGATGTTATGTCTGGTATACATGAAACATTCTTGTCTCCAAAAAACTTTAGTCAAGAATTTGTATCACAAGTTACGGCTTTACCATCAGCTGTTCAAGATGCATTACAATATCAAAAAGGCGATACTGGTGCATCAGTAATTCATCGAGTATCTGACACATTAACTAGTAATGATCAAATCTGGAATGAATCCTTTAAGTCAATGTCGAAGAACACAACATTGTATAAAAACATGGTTTCTGATATAATGAAGAATGAGGATTTAACAAGTGATGTGGCTGAATCTAAGGCTGCTGAAGAAGTCCGTCAACAGTTCCGGAATACTATGGAAAGAATGGCTCAAGCAGCCGAAGAAAAAGGTTGGACATCTGGACAAGCTGTACGGGAGCTTAAAATGTTTGATGCTCGTGCATTGAAAAATAGTAGCAATGGCGATGTTCAAATTAAGAAAATACAAGAACAACAAAAAGCTATGCAAGCTGCACAAGAAGCTACTGAAAATGCTCCGATGAATCAGGTCGAACAAAAAGTTACTGACATGCAAACTAACGAAGCCGTTATGAATAAAGGCTTAGAAGAACGTGTTTCTAAGTTAAGAAATAGCGCGTTTAAAAAACTCGATAAAGTTAAATCAAATCGTTCTAAAGCCGTTCTCGGTGCTCTTGCCGTTGCCGCAGGTTCTGTATTAGTTGCAGGTTATGGTTCACAATCTCCAGTGCCCGATGTCGATAATACAGCATCTCAAAATATGGAACAAGCTAATACATCGGCTCGATTAGTAATGCCACAACAAGGACAAGCTAATGGCGGTTATATAATCAATGTAGCAACTTCTACAAATCAAGATCCTCAAGCTGCTATTGCAGCTTTAAATAATGCTCCTGCTTTTGCTGGCGGTGGTAGTGCTACCGTTACGACAAGAGTAACGAGTCAATATGAAGATATGAATGCTAACGATATTGCTAATTATCTTGATAGCGTATTTTAATTATATTTAATAAAGGAATTATCTAATGGCGGAAGAACAAAAAAAGACTGAAGAACAAAAACCAGCTTCAACAAAAGAAGTCATGGATGATGCTAAAAAACCGAAAGAACCAAAAAAAGGTTCGATCGAACATTTGAACGATATTATTAAAGATACTCAAATGAGTCTTCCAGAAGTTTCTGATTTTGAAGCAGGTGCTATCGACACACGCATATATGAAGAACTTGCTAAACAAATGGGAAGTGATTTAGATGCGGCAGTTTTCTATCGTGAAGATCCGCCGTTAGAACATGTTGGTGTCGATAAAGTGAGAGGGCTGGCTATGGTCAGCCTTCCTCCTTCTGCTTTCAGAATTAAGGAAGAAGATTTACATGCTGGTTTCGTTGATGGTGATACGTTATATGCCGATCTACGAAAAGCTAATGTAAAAGATCCAGAATTATTAGCCTTTTTAACTAAAGGTCAACAAAATATGAGAGCCTGGCTTGCTCAAGAAAAAACTAATTCTGAAGATGTATATGATGTTAATAATGTAAAAGATGAAAACTATAGTCTTGATTATGACATGGGTTTTCGTTTTTTATTTTATGATGCACCTGAAGTATATCACTGGTCTGTTATTTATGCGACCGATGTTATAAAAACTACATATGGCGAAGCTGTTAATAAATACAATGCATTCGTTACGAAGGCACATGATGTTAGTACAGTTGGTTTCGGCAACAAATGGGCTCGTAATTTAGATTCTGACGAATGTACAATTGCTCAAGTAGCAGAATTTGATAATCGTTGGATTGAAGTAAATGAAAAACTAACAACAAAACGATTCGGCGGATTATATCCATACGATAATTCTAAGAAGATAAATGGACGTGTTCCTGTATTTGGTTTATCAGCTGATGGTACAGAATATTCTTTATTAGAAACAGCATATGCTGCAGCTAATGAAGTTGTGCATATGATTAAAACAGCAAAAGAAGTTCGTGCTGTTATCGATATTAATGGCTCATCTAAACAAGATCAGACTACGTCTTATCCTAAAAACTTTATGAGTTTTCCTGGTGATTTTTTATTAGCTAACTATGTTAATACTATTAATCAACGATTATTGAGTTTCCAAGATCCGACAATCTTTAAAGAAACTGGTATTAATATGTACGGTCTCGAACATTATCGTCGTAATCTTGCTGTTATTTATGTTAAACAAGGCGAAAGCTGGATTAACTTAAATAAGTATATTATTTCTAAAAATCATCATGTTTCAATTTTAAAATATTCTGATTTTACAAATCCTAATTTGAAACCATGGTCTTATGAATTCGATAGAAAAGTATGGGCCGATGCTGTATGGAATGTAACAAATCAATTAGATAAACGTCATGAAATACAAAATAAAGCATTCGGTACACAAAACATTACACCAGGATTAACATCAATTGCTGATTGGACATGTACATTAGGCGACGTAACATTATTTGTACCACCTATTTCGATTAGTACAGTTACACAAGCGAACTCTCAAAATATTCCGTTAATGCGTGCTAAAGGCTCAGCTAATATAGAAAATGCTAAGCCAGATCGATTGCTTCAATTAGAATTATATTTTAATGAAGATCGTGGTATCAATGGACAACCTGTTACTGTCGAAACGAATTCTTCAGATAAGAAGAAACAGATAACATATTATATGAATGGTTTCAGATCATTGTTATCTGAATTTTATTTCGTTCCGTATATGCCTATCGAAAATAAGTATATTAACGAAACATTAGACATCGACGCTGTTTGTTTCGAAGCTATATCAGTAGCAACAGTACCAAATTATCCTAAGTTATTAAAAGTAACATTACTTTTAAGAGAATTTGATTATCAAGCTTTTATGCCTCAAGTTCCTAAACACAGAGAAATTGAAGGCGGCGAAGTCGTAAAATATCGTAATTATTTTTCTAAGACAATTAATTATGATTTATTGCGCTGGTATTATCAACGTCCATTATTATTGGGCAATGAATTGCATGATAAACAGTATCCAATATTCTCAAAGGATTTTATGAAGCGGACATTGTTCGCTAATCGATCGGCATTAATGCCTGTCGATACATTAAATCCTCGAATTGATTTTTATGTACCGGATGAAGCTAAGTTAATTAAATTAGAAAAACTTCGTCAAACATATACTAAAACTAATAAGAAAACACCGAATGCGTATCGTCCATCTCCTGCCGATAAAGCATTGTTTAGTGAAGCGAATAGAGTATTTACAACATTAAAAGGTAAATATTTTGCAAACGAAATTAAGAATTTTTCTTCTAATAAAACTTCGCAATATGAATTCTTATCAGACGCTGGCAATAAGCTTATTAAGTATTTAAATCAATTTAATATTCAAGCGTATTATGATATCGTAGAACCAAATATCGATGTTATAAATAAACTAAAAGATGCTGGTAGTTTTATATTAACAGGTGGCGATGCAAAACCAACTGTCGATTTTAATAATCCTAAGAGTACTCGTTTAATTATTCATATTAAACCAACGACACAATATAATTCATTAGAAGATTCTTTATTATTACGTCAACAATTTGCTTCGACATTAACAAATGCTGGTTCTTCTAATATGGCAGAAAATGCCCAGAATTTAGATAATGGACATCCTGTCGATACTGACGTATATAATAGTATTTTTAAAAACGAAGAATTCTCACTAAGTCTTATTGCTAAAGAAAATGACGGAAAATTATCTTTAGATTATTATCCATACGATACCGATTCTAAATTCTTAGAATATTGTGCTTCTCAGTTTAGTCGACTCGGTACTAATGATGATACATATAATGCATTGTCTGGTAACGAACAACAATATGAAGAATACGAAGATTCTGAATTTGAACGCTTAACTTCTATCGATTATCGATTATATTTAAAAGATGTATTAGTACAAGGTTTAACAGCTAATTTCTCTAATACATATGCTAATATGTCTGTCGATACTCATCGAGGGCAAGCTCCTCAATATATGGGCGGTCAAGATGCGACATTAACATTCTCCGTTATGACATATGATCAAGCTACTGTCGATGCATTCGATAAGATTCCTAAGATTATTGCATATTTTAAAAAGAAATATCCAAATGCATTACCTTCGTACCCATTCAGAATTGAATCTGAATTTACTAAATTAATTGGTGTGTACGAAGTTATTGTCGATCAAGTAGCTATTTCGACTGTTCCTAATTATCCTGGATTATTTCAAATTAAAGTATCGTTGCGTCAAACAGATAGAACGTTGCGCAATCGATTTGCTGTATATAAACAATTCTCTATCGAAAATTATGCGTCTAATTTAGCAACGGCACAAAAAGCTGCACAAGCTGCTTTAAGTTATTTTGATATCGATGCTAATTTATCTAAGGCTGAATTATATCCAGATTTACAATTGCCAACAATTAAAGAACTTGGCGAAATGGGTTTTGAATTTATTCGCTATAAAAATCCAGGCAACCAAGTATTTGTCGATCCTGATTTTTATTTCTGCTATCATGAAACTCTATTCTCTGAACTATTAAGAGATATAGTTCTTATGGATAGTAAAATGTTACAGTTGTATAAAGAAGCTGATGAAAACGGTAAGCCTTTAGATAAGACTGTCGAAATGACAGCTTTTGATGACACAGGACGTGGCGTCGAATATTCTCGATCAGGCGGTATGAATATAGCATCTAATGGTGGATTAGCATTAGCGCTCGACAAAAAAGAATGGGATTTGACGACTCAAAAAATTAACGACCTCAAAAAAGAAGAAAATGATATTCGATTAAGACTCGTTAAACATGGCGTCAATACTGGTCAATGGAAAATCGGTAAAAATGCTTCAGTATCATTCATGGAACCATATTATTCCTGGATGTATTATCATTTAAAAGATGATGCCGATTGGAATAATACAGGTAAAAAAGAAGCTGAAAAATCTGTTAAAGATGCAAAAAGAATTAATCAGACAGAAAAGGATTTAGAAGCTGTTGGTGGTTTTGCTCCGACATCTGGCATGGACGATAAACAAAAGAAAGATTATCAGGATCGAAAAGATAAAGGAACAGAAAATGCATTAAAATCTGTTCTTGTCGATTCTGTCGATACATTTATGAATATCGCTGACGATGCTTTAAAATTTTTAAGCACGATTGCTATCGAAGAAGAAAATCAAGATAAAGTATTACTTCAACATTTTTACAACTTAATTGTCGAAACTAAGTCAGTTCAACAAAGTACATTCTCTGATTGGCAAGATAAAATTAATAGTACATTAAATAAATTCGTAGCCGCTGCAGTTTTGTCTGGTGTCGATAGTGATTTAAGTACTGAAAAACAACAAGAACTTGGTAAACAGTTTATAGCATTTACAGCTACAAAAAAATCTGCAAATGATTCTACATTAGATCAAGCTGCTAAAAATCAACAAGCTTATAGTATGATGTTAGCAGGAATGGATCCTAATGGTGGTTCGCATAATGAAGATAATTTGTCTAAAAATAAATTTAATTTACGCTCAACAAAATATTTATATGAACAAGCTAAATTAAGTTATGACCCTGACAAAGATAAAGATTTCTGGCGTTATGGCTCTATTGTTGAGATGGGCGTCTTTGGTATCCCATGCTTTACCGAAGAAGAATTTAAATCTAATCCATTATTAAATATAATGAATATAGATTTTGCTGCTCGTAAGAAAAAATTTGCCGACAAAAAATATACATTCTTAGATTCTGATCATTATTACTTTATCGATCCATATTATCAAACTTCTGATTATAGCGAAACAATGGCATATATGAAAGGTTGTATGACCGATTATTATTATGCTAAAAATGCATTCCTTCGCAATATGTTATTCTGGATGTGTACATTAATTAAGAATAATATTATGCCAAATTACATGACAGATATTTTATTTAATAATGCCGATGGCGAAGTATCTGCTTATGAATATATGAAGGATATGGATTTATCTAAAGACATTCAAGAAAAGAATGTTAATACGATGAAAAACTTTGTTAAAGATAATCAAGAAAAGTTTGTGAATGGCAAACTATTTGTATGCTATTCCTTAACAGCTCTTGCCAAAGATAATGAATTTATTAAGAAGATTACGACTCGTAATTATAATTCATTAAATGCTACGACACATAAAGTATTGACACCGTCATTAAGCGTAACAGCTCCGTTAGAAGATAATGATATGATTCTTCGTCGCTTGTTATTTGCGTTAGTACCAGCAGGTATTATTGAAAAAGTCGAAGAACTTGGTATCGATATTAGTAACAATAATCCTATTAGTCAAATCGAACGTGATTATTCTCAAAAATTAGAGCTTGAAGCAAACTCTAAAGCAAACTTGCCAAGACGTGTTCGTGATTCATTCCTTGATATGATCCAAACAGATGTTCGAGGCAGAATGCTTAGAGGTTTCCCGACATTCCAAGTTATGTTTATCGACGAAGGATTAACATCTGGATTCTGGAAGATGCACGATAGTTTTTATAGTACGAATGCTATTAGTTCTATACAAGTTGTTAAATCTAAAAATATTGCGGCTGATACAGCCACAATTCAGATCAACAATGCATTCCAAAATATACTCGCAGAGTATGATTCAGATGGCGATAACGATAATTATGTACAACAATTGCAAAATGGTTTAGCAGCATTAAATAATTGGTACGATAGTATATTTAATCCTAGAACATTTGTTCGTAACGCACAACAAAAACAAGATATGATTCCAGAACGAGCATCTATTAAATTAGTAGCCGGTGCTAGAATTCATATTCGTATGGGTTATTCAGCCGATGCGGCTAAATTACCTCCGATGTTTAACGGTATGATTACCGAAATTATCGGTGGCAATGTTGTTAATATAACAGCACAAAGTGACGGTATTGAGTTATCAAATCCTATCCGTGAAGATAACTATGGCGATCGTATTAAGAATAGAGGTGTACATTATTTCCAAGATAGTCCATATGGTAAATCATTTGGTGGTGTATCTCCTCGTGTATTAATTAGCTCATTCTTAACGTCTCAAGATCAGAATTCATTTAGTAAAGTATTTAGAGAAAATAACTGGAATGTATTGTCTAGAGTATTCTCTAAAAATCCATTCGGCATTTATCATTTTGGCGATGCATATTATCGTGATATATTTGCTAACGGTGAACCTGTACAAAATATTTATGAAGTAACAAATGATGGTTCTGCTCATTATTATAATAGTCGTATTAATAATGGTATCTTAGATAGCCTAAATCCTTTATCAGATGGTAATCGTATTATCACTGAACAAGGACAAGAACGACAAGAAGATACATGGGCTATTAATCAATTAGCCAATACGTTTGGATTAGGTACACAATCTGGTCATCAATATATCGATATTAAAACACAAGGTCGTACTGTTTGGGATATTCTTCAATTCTCAGCAAGTGCAGAACCAACATATATTGGTGCTGTTACTAATTTTGGTTTTAGAAGCACAGCATTCTTAGGCAAGCCAGATTGGTATTTTGCTTATAAATATATTAAGCAAGGCAAAGATCATAACATAACAGAAAAACGTAAGCCATATTCTCAATTCCATATGTATTGGTCTGATCATGATATTATGTCTAATCAAATTCAGACTAATATCAATAAAGTGGCAACAGTTGCTAAAGGTTTATATAATTTCGAAGATGTTAAAAAATCGACACCTGACGTATATTTAGATCGTGATATTTATCCTGAATATCAACGTTCTGTCGTAGTCGATACATGGTTACATGCTCGTACTCAAATTAATACATCTTCTGATAATACATTTACGATTGATAGTGAGATAGGTTCACTTGATAATTATGCTACGACTACAGGTCTAGTAATGAGTATCCCAGGTGCTGCCTTGGGTTCTGAAGGCGGATTCCTTGGTATGACTGCTGGTGGCGCTGCTGGTTTTGGTATCGGTACATTAATTGAAAAAGGTATTAAATCATTAGCATCTTGGGCCGTTACAAATTGGTTCCCTCCAGAATTCGGTGGAAGTGAACATAATCATGAAAAAACAGCTTGTAATATGACGATTAGCCGATTAAAGCGTTCGGTCGAACAAATTTATTCTGGCAATTTAGTCGTATATGGTGATCCATCTGTTAAACCACATGATAGAATTGCTATTATTGATGAACCAAATAGTATGACTGGTCAAGCTAAGGTTCGTGATGTCGTTCATATGATGTCAGTAACGACTGGTTTCGTAACAACAATTACGCCAGATGCTATTGTCGATCCTTTAAATGATATGACAACAAAAGAAGTTAACATGTCATTTATGTCGACAGCTGCTCGTTATACAACATATGCTATGGGCTTATATAATTTATCTCGTTCATTATTAGTTCAGGCTTTATATGATGATTTTGTCGGAGCTGTCGTTCGATCTGAAGGTTGGTTTGCTGAACGTTATGCTAGTAAAGTGCAAGGATTAATGGAGCATAATAAAAATCCATTCTATAAACTTGAATCTTATAAAGTTCGCAAACAATTAGCTCTCGATAAAATCGACGATCAAATTTTAAGTCTTCAAAATAAAAAAGTTGCCGGTACATTAACTCATGCAGAAAATGAAAAAATCACGATGCAGCTACGTAATTTATTGGCTCGTCGAGAAAAGATATCTTCTATTTCTACTGCAGGTAAAGTACAATCAGCATTAGGAAATGCTCATAAAACATCTCGTGAGTATATTTTGCAACATCTTAATGATTGGATTAAAACTAATACGGAGTTTGAATTAGCTAAAAAACAAACTGCTGAAAAATTTGCATCGTTAATGAGTGAAGAAATAAAAAAAGCTAAAGATAATTATTATAAAGCAGCATCTCAAAAAGGACGTGAAAAATATATTCACGAAGAGACAGATAAATTATTTAAATCTTTAGATAAAAATAAAAAAGCAAAAAGTATAGAAGTAGATGCTCCTGTATTTGATGAAAATGGCAATGCTATTTTAGATGAAAATGGCAAGCAAAAAACTACGAAGAAAACTATTAAGCTTAATAAAGGTAAGAAGAATGCTAGCAAGGAATTGCAAAAACTTTATGAAAAACAATTTAATAAAGAGTATGATACAATTCTTCGCAATAAAGAAATGGCGTTAAGAAAATCTGTTCAAAAAGTCGAAGCAGTTACAAATAGAATTTCTTTAGTTAATAATACTGAAAAAGGTGCTAAGGTCTTAGATGAAATAAAAGAAGTATTATCTACATCTAAAACAATTACGCCTGATAAGATTACAGAAATTACTAACGATGTTCTTAAGACTGGTGGTCTTGGTTCTAAGGTCGAAGCATTTGCTTCTAGTTTCTTAGGTAAGAAAATCGTAGGCTTTGTTAGTAAAGGTTTGCGTATGGCAGGTAATCCTCTCGTTATTTTAGGCTCCTTTGTATTAGGACGTTGGGGCGACATGATTAAAAACTTTATAGAAAACTATAAAGTATTATGTGTAACGCCACTATTAAAACGCGGTATGCCATTTATTCCAGCTTGGGGCGGTAATTCTGGTACGATATTTATGAGTCCGACATGGGGCCAACGTGGACCAATGTTAGATCTTATGGATAATTTATTTAATTATCGTATTACTAAAACAAATAATGGCACAGCCGATACATGGGAATATGCTAAAATGAGTGGCAGTTGGCTATTAAATGCATTACTTGGCGGCGGCCCTGGTGAAGCTATGGAAAAATATGCTTTACAAGCTGATAATATGATGAAGGCTAATGATCAAGGTGGTCAAGTTACTTATACGATGACTGATAACTATGTATCGTCATTATTCCAATATGGCGATATTCGTACGATGTCTCAAATCGTAAATGTAAACGATAAAACTATTAAAGCCGAGAAAGAATTATCACGCGCTAATGCTAAGATGTTTATGCATCCTTTCGATATGACAATCTTTAACGATACGACATTATTAAGACCATTAGTCCCTGTGCCTGGTCCAGAATTTGAAATTTTTAAACAAACTAAATTCTTTGTCGTGCGGCATGAAAAAGCTTTGTTTAATAATGAACGACCTAATACAGTTGAATTTAATATCGAACAAGGTGGACGTTTTATTAAAGTTGTTGGCATCAAAGGTAAAGATGGAAGTGGTAATGAAATTCTCGATGCTAATATTCTTCATCCATATGCTCTTAATACATTAAGAAAAATCATATTTACTGCTGAACAAGAATTATCTTATAAAGGTACGGCAGATTTTAATACGTATATTAATAAAGTATCGAGTGATTATATAACACTATCTAGTTGTTATTTATTCGGTACTGATAAATTATATCCAGGTTCTGGTTTTGGCTTTACGTTAATAGGCCATGGTGAATCTGCTATTAATTTAGATAAAATTTTATCGGCATTACAAGGTGCTGGTGAAATTGAATATACGTCTGACGATAGTTCTGATGATATTATATATAAGGTTAATGTAAATATTCCGAAATTATGATCCGTAATAAAATAAAAGATAATTATGTCGGTCAAGAAATACGGAATCAAGGTTTTGCAAAGTTAAAGGGGTCGGTTATTTCTTCCGATCCCTTAACTAATACCTGTTCCGTTATCTATACCGATCAAATGGGTAATAGACAAACCGAATCAGCTATGCATGTACAAACAAATAGTGTCGATTCTTGGTTCCCAAAACCTGGAGAATATGTTATAATAGAAGCATATAATAGCAAACCTATGGTTACAGGAAGATGGACCGCAGGTTATGCTGCTGAAATTTATGCTGAAAGCGAATTAAAAAGCGATATATTCCCAGATGAATATAGTCAAGATCAAGGAGGCTCGATTACATAATGGCTGAAGACAAAGATAAAGCAAAACAAAAAACTGAAGAAAAGCCTAAAGCTGTTCCGGATAAAAAATTAAAAATTAATGAAACGGCTCAGAATAAAAATATTGACGAAGTAACGAATGCTGTCAATGATTTAATAGCTGAGACTGGAGACGATGCTTCTCCTATCGATGAAGATAAATCATATTTAGGATTACGTGTTAATGCTACTGAATACGAAGAAGTTTCTAAGCATCCTGATCGAATTAAAGATTGGGCGATGAGACGTGGTACTTCTAGTATCGTTATGAAAGAAAATACATCGGTAGCTATGGCAGTTGGCAATAGTTCTAAGCTATCAGTCGATAACGGTACGATTAATGCTGTATCAAATACGCATCGAATTAAGGCAAATCGTATCGATTTAAACTTTGACGAAATATTATTTAATGGTCATAAATTAAATAATCGTATTTTTGAATTAGCTGACTTTAGAGAGCTTCAAGATAAACCCGGTTCTGTGGTCGGTGACTTTATGGTTAAAGGTACAGTTCTAGTTAAATCTTGGGAGCCAAATCTTGGACGATATGTATTAATTCGTCGTGATATAATTATGCCGTTATTTGGGCAAAATACGACGTTAGTCGAAATTGCTGAAGGTCTTAAATTAAAAGATCCGACAAAGCTCGTAACAGATTTCGCTCCGTTTACACAAGCTATGCTTGCTGGCGATTCTCCAATCACAGAAAAGTCTGCAAAAGAAGCGCTAAAAAATATCGATCCTAAAGATCAAAAGTTACTGGAAAGTAATATCTACGAATTAAAAGTATCTGATTATAAAACATTCGGAGAATTCCAAAAGGCTTTAGATGATAAAAAGGAAACAGTTGTCAAAGCATTCCAAGCTTCTGTCGATAAAGGAAACGAAACGGCTAAAAATTCTATTGTACAAGCTAATCAAGTTTACGAATTATTGATGAATGCTGCTATAAAATATTATAGTAGTAAAGGTGATAATACAGTACCAACTGATTCAAAAAAATCTACGGATTCTAACGCTAACGGTAAGAAGCAGTCGTAATATACATATAGCTTCTTATATAATTGTAGCCGTCTTCGACGGCAACAATTTTCTCTTTATTTTAGATGGTGAAACATGAATTATAATCAGATCTTAGGAAAAATAAACGAGGAGACTCGTAAAAAAGTTGCTGATGAATATAATGAAATTCATAAAAAGTATATTGTTCCTGAAGACTATTCTGGTTCTGTTAATTTAATTGATAGATTATTAAAAAATAAAAACATCAAAATTGATGATACTCTTAAAAAGAAACTTGAAGATTCTAAGAGTAAACTAACTGAAGCAATAAAAAATAAAGATTTTAAAGGGGCCGCCAAGATTGTAAAAGATCTTGACGGCCTTCCTAATATCATTAAGGATGTCAATGCGCAAGATATTCTTAAGCTCGTCGACAAGCGAGATATTGCTTACTTAGCTTTTGATAAACTTATCAATAAAGAAATAACGAACAAGATATTTAACACTCTTCATATAACAAGTAAGGAACAATTACTGCCAGCACTTCAAGATAAACGCAGTAAAATAATTGCGATTATCAAAACGTATAAGCATATTAAAAATACAAATCCAGCATTAACAAATCAAATATTAAAAGATTTATCTGATAATGTTAATAAGCAACTCGACGAAGAAATTAAATATGCAACTAATAAATATCAAGTGTTAGCCGAACAACAAGCTAGTAAACGTATCGATGACTTATATACAAAAGCAACTGGATATATAGATTTTGCTAATAATTATACTAAAAATTATTTAGATAAAGCTCAGGCATTAGAAGATAAGCTAAATGGTGCAATTAGTAAACTCGATACAATTCAGCTTGGCGGTTTTGCTAAAACTATTAATATGAATTTACAATTATCTAAAATAGATTTTGTAAGTAAAAATATTGAGCGTGTTAATAAGTATATGCAAAAATATACTGATCTCGCTCGTAAACATTTAGATCGTGCTAAAAAATGGGCCACTGAACAAGTAACTAAGTTAGCATCTAAAGTTCTCGGCGCAGTCGGTAAGAAACTTTCTTCGTTTGGTAAAAGTGCTATCAGTAAAATTAAAATTTAGAAAGGATATATAATGATTGATTTTTTATTAAATTCTGATAAAGATGATATTATGATCGAACAAAGTAATCGATCACGACAATTAAAAATTCAATTTAATGTTGCCGAATCATCTAAAAAATTAAAGATTCAATTTTTTGTCGAAACAATTGCTCGACCAAAACAAACAACACATCCTTTGAAAATTAATTTTACGATTCAAAATAAGAATAATCCTTATGCTAAACAAAATGTATATGCTACTCCTATCTGTGCCGATAATGAGGCTTATACTATTCAACAAATCATGATTAGGTTAAAAACTGAATTAGGCGAAGTATTACAGCGTCCTTTATTAGGATCACGATTAGTAGAGTATCGTCATAAAGATAAGTTCGATAAATCCAATTTATTAGCTATTAAAGAAATAGTCGAAGGTATTGTTAATGACGATAATTATACTATTAGTGTGAGACCTAATGTTAATGAAAAACAAATTATGTCTTGGCATAATATACATATAGAAATTAAGCATAAAGAAACGAATAGAGTTTTAAAAGGATTTACAATATGAAAAATTTGAATGAAATTTATCAGTCAATAAAAACTTTCTTTGAAAGTAAAATTAAGAATACTGTAGAGCAAGGTTCTGTTCTCGATTTGTTTATGCTATCAGTTTCTAATGAAATGAACGATGCATATGAATATATTGAGTCCAATAAAACACCTCATATATATACTTCGTTAAACGGACAAAATCTTGACGATATGGTTAAATTCTGTGGCTTTACTCGTCGTGAAGGAGAGAGCGATCAGAATTTATTGTATCGTTTAATTAACTGGTCTTTAATTAATGAAAAGTCTAATACGATTGCTATTGATGCTGCTTTATTAGATTTAAAAAATGCATCAAATGTTACATATGTACCTATGGTATATGGTACAGGCACAGCTATTTGTTATGTAATTCCGACAGAATATACTGTCGAAAAAATAGAAGCTGCATTAGAAGAAGCCAAGGATCGTTTAAAAAATGTCACAAGTCCTTCATTATATATAGAGTATGTGACACCTGAATTAAGAGCCGTAACACTAAGTATTAGTATTTCCAATAGCGATTCTAATCTTGCCGACATTAAACGAAATCTCGAAATAAAATTAGCTGAGTATATTAATGCCATTCCGCCAAAAGAAAGTTTAGATATTGGATATATTAATAAACTTGGTATTAATGAAACTGGCGTAAGTTATTTTAATGTATCTGGATTATTTGTCGATGGCGTATCAGTTACTAATTTAAAAGTACTACAAGATATTAAATCTAAGATGTTACTCGATACGATTCAATGGATCGAGGTATAATATATGGATGCTATTACGAATAAAAACTTTATAAAAGCTTTACAATATTTTCCTAAATGGATGCAAATTCGTCGTCGTCCTTATAAGTCTAATGCTGGTCATTTATTGATGTCTATTATTCAAGAGATGACAGATATCTGGAAAGAAGTCGACAAATATGCTAAAGACTTCTTTCTCGTAAATTATGCCGGCAGAGAAGATACTATTATTAGTAAGATATATAAATGTGCAATTGGTGAATTAAATCCTAAGTTAAAACTAGATAATGAATTTACGATTACACAAAGTTTAGCTGAATTTTATAAGCATAAAAAATATGTATATTATGAAAACGGTTATTTATATTTTAAAATAGACGAAATTGAAAATAAACCGATTGGTTATTCTATTAATAAATTTCATTATACGGCTAATATCGAAATAGAACCTGTTTGGAATATCTTCGATGAATTTGCATGGTTTGCTGGTATCGATCGATTGACAGATGAATCGAATTTAAGTCTATCTAATAGAACATATGATGCATTACGAACTAAGAATAATAAAAATAATAATATATTGTTTGATGATAAAAGTATTCTCGACGTATACAAACATCGTTTTAATTCGACAGAATTTGGTATCAAATATTTAATTAAAAACTTATTATCGGCATATGCTGGTATTGCTTTTAAAGATATTCATATCGAAAAATTAAATGAAATTAATATTCAAGATGTCGTTAATGATCAAAAAGTTTACGATTATATTTCTGAATTAAATAAAGATATTGCTCGAGAAAAAGTATGGGATTTAACATTTTGGGAAAATCAATTTAAGAAAATGGATTATTCTTCTCATACTTGGGATCAACCTGTCGAATATTATCAACAAGGTGTCGGTTATTATGATAGTTTAAAAGTTATTACATCTAATGAAATTAACTCTTCTGATTTTACCGATGTAAATATTATTGGCTATAAAAAATCTAAACAAAAGATTAGTCAATATCTTCTTAACAGTAACAAATCTTTTAATATCGATATCGGTTTAAAGAAATATGGATTAGATTTAAAACCACTTGATGTTCAGTATAGTTTGAAAGCTACGTCTGCTATTAATATTAATCCAGAAAGTGTCGTATTTAATACATATAATACGTACGATGGATTATATACGTTACCAGTCGAAAAGTTTGTCGATGAGAATGCTCCGTTAACAGGTATAACAGTATCTAATAAAGGACATTTAGTTAATAATACGAATGAAGATATAACATATAAAGTTGTTGCACAACCTAATAAGGAGGGCGGCAACATTTATATCGATTCGTTTAAAATTGGCGATGAAGATATCGTAACTAATTATTATAATAATAATTATTTTAAGAAAGAAAATAATAGTATTTCTTATGTCGACAATTATTTCTATGGTACACAAATCCGAGATTTTGCATCGACTACAAATGTATACGATACTAAAAAAGGCGTAGCACTCGATATTACAAAATCTACGATCGGCACATTTACAATTCCATTAACTGCCGATATGGAATTTAAAACTATTAACTACAATATTATTGATAAGCCTATTAATATTATTAACAGATTTGATTTAATTAAGTTAAATAACTTTAAGTATAATTCTGATGATAATACATTATATATTGATTCTAATGCAAGAGGTTCTGTTAGTATCGAACAAATTATTACATCGTTAGAATTTGAAATTGATAAATTAGATTCTGAGCAAAATACAGGATCTTGTCAAATTGTAATTACCGATGATGATAATAATGTTTTAGTTCAAGAAGAATTAAATACTTCGACAACAAATAAGAAATTTAATTATACTGCAGATGAATCCTCTAAAAAGAAAATTACGATACATAAAATTGGCCAGGTTGGTTTTAAGATTAAATTTATTAAAGCATCGGCTAATGGAATTATGTTTAGTATTAATGGCAATAGAATTTCTAAAACATTAAATTCCTATTCTTTGCCAGAAAATATTAATAACAAATTGTTAACCGTTACGTTATATTCTTATCTCGGAATATCTTCTCCTGTATTAGAATATATTTCGATTGCCGGAGAATTTTCTAATTTTAAATTCTTTGAAAAAGAGATAGTCGTACCAGCTAATACGACTAAAGATATTAAAATAGAATCTCGAGAAGCTAAGTTATTATTATATAAAAATAATAATTTAATCGACGATAATTTCGATACGTATAATACGTATTCAGGTATTGGTAAGTTACCGCTATCTCTTAATAGTTCTAATTTAAGTCTTGTTAATAATGAACTTAAAACAGGTACTATTAATGGAAGAAACACTTCTTATATCGATATCGATTCTGATACTAAATATATCGATATTAATTTTAATAAGTATGAAGAGTTAGTCGAATCTTTAAAGTTATCTCAGATTTTAATTAATAATTATGAATATGATCATACAAAAGAAAATGTATTCGTTACGTATAACGGTAAAATAATTATTTATAACAATTCTGGAAAAACTGAACCGTTTAAAGAAGTAACGATAGAACGTTCTGCATTTTCTAAAAATTATAATTTAATTAAAGCTGTTATCCCTGATTCAGTATTAATTAATTTTATTCATGATAATAATAATGTTGTTATGACAAAAGAAAATTCCGATGTTAATAAAATTATTAAAATATCATTAGCGACTAAGAATTCTTCGACTCATGTTCTAAATAAATCTGATAAGATTGTTCAAAATCAAAAAGATTATAATATTGATTTAGAATCTTTTGTTCCTAAGTTGTCTCAAGATCAAGTATATTATATTGAAATTAATTTACCTGATAATTATGATAAGACAACACAATATATTCGATATACTTACGATACACATGAATCGTTAGAAAAAAGTTGTTTAATCGGAAATAATATTAATATTGTAACACCTGTTATTACAGTATTTGCTAATTATTGGAATAATAATGAATCGAATTATAACGTATCGTTACGGAAAAAGTTCGAGACGACATTATTTTCTTCTGAATTTAATTTAAATGAAACTGTTGATATAGACGGTACGTCTTATAATTTGTCTGAGTATTCTTTAACAGTTCCGTCTTATTTATCTATTACATATACAAATAAAACATATACGGAAGATGTTCAGTTAACAGAAGATGGCCTCGGTAAATTAAAATACTCTAATGTATTGTCTACTGATGCAGTCGTAAAGATTGGAGACCATACATTAACTAATAAAGAATATGCTATTTATTCTGAACCAGGTATTATATTAATCGACGATATTTTTGAATATAATTCTTTAACAGCAAATATTACATATACATATAAAGCTCCGATTAAGATAAGCTTTAACTCGTTAGATAAACTATATGAACTTGTCGAATATAATATCGATGCTTACGATATTGAAAACTTATTAACTGTTAAAGATATGAAAGATGGCGAAAGTCGAATCGTAACAATTGCTAATAAAGATATCGATAAATTATATGCGACTTCGACAAATAGTAATTTCACTTCTGTTATTGTTAATAATAAAGTAACGGTATATCGTAATAATACTGACAATAGAATAGCAGTTAAAGCTGGCTATTATTACGAAAACGGAAAAGAATATTATTTAGGTGTTAATGAATCGACAATACATCATCATCGTGATCATCATGTTGATTTTAATAATACGAAAAAACAAGGTAGTTTGCTTGTATTAAACTCTAAGAAACAAAACTTTATTCCGAATAGTTTAATGGATATGAAAATTTTAAATCCATTATGCTATGTAAACTTTAAAGAACAAAAAGAAATATCTGAAATATCTTCGCTTCATTCACTAACAACAGCTAATACATTTAATAACTGGACGTTTGATAAATGTGATCCGACACTTCTCGAAGAGAATAAAAATTATATTATTAATTTTAACTTCGATAAGAATGGTTATGCTATTTTCAGAATCGATAAATATATTTATGATAATACATTTATTAGTATCAAAATGTCGGGTAATCTTATTATTAGATTATTTAGCGAACGTAAGCTTAATGGATTTAGATTGCAAAAGAAGCCATTATTAAAATTTGAAAAAGATTTTACAATAGCCGATGGTTCTGCTGCAATTAATTTTACGCGTGAAAACGATTTGTATTATTATATTGTTGTTACAGGTACACAAGGATCGATAGAAGAAATAGTTATTTCTGATAAAGAAATTGAAGCGCCTCATAAAAAGAATATCGACAAACTTGGTTGGGATATTACCGAAAAGAAATTAAACCCAGACTTATTTATTCATTACGATAATTTCAATGCGTTGACAACGAATTTAGATATCGATGACGATGGTCGTATTGTATACGGCACAACAATGGATTATGATGCAACATTAATCGGCACGTCTGATTTGATGCGCTGCCAATTAGATAAAGTATTGTATCGTAATAATAAACTAATTACACTCGATGAGTCAGGTGTTGTTACGACAGAAATATTCGATTTAATCGGAAAACATTATGAAGCATCTAGTGATGAATATTATAAATATATGAATAATATATTATATTTCATTGGTAAGATTAATACCTTGTCTTCTGACATATTTAAAATAACAGTTCTAGGTTCTGATAATTATTATGGTACGTTCTCGACAATTGGTGTTATCGAAGATAGTTGTTTTACATTAATCAACAATGAAAAGTTAACACAGTATATTCGATTAAGAATTGATATGCCTGCTAATACAGAAATATCTTCGATCGATATATATAATATATTTAATGAAACTGACGATGTAAAAATTCCGTCTTTAATAGAAACTTCTGGAGTTTTAATCTCGAGACTATTAATGGTGTCAGATAAGAATAGTTACAATATAGATTCTATCGATGGAGATATTAAAGGCGACGTTAGAATTAGCATACGAACACTTCGTAAAAACGGTATTGATTCTAATTTTACACAGTGGAAAGAATTATATAAAAATGGTAAAATAATACCAGTAGCTGTTAACAATACAGATACGTTCCAGTTTAGAATTGAATTGTTGGCGCCAGATGCCTCAGTTCTTATTAATAAGATAGGATTAACAACTATATGATATTTTTTGATAATGCAAGAATAACTAAGAATAACGGATGTTATTTTTACGATCAAGATATTATTATTCTTGATTATACATATAGTGGCGATTCTAGAATTAAATTAAAATTAGATTATGTAAATCCAGGATTCGGAATTCTCTTAATTGAGGATTCCGATTCTAAATTTAATTCTAAAAAACAATATATGTTTAAACTTGGTGATGATGATTATGCCGTTATCGAAAAGTTAGATGACGGACAAAATCAAGTCGAATATTCTACGATACAATTTAAGCATTTATTAAAAGATGCATATGTTGTTTTAGAATATGAAAATAATAAAATTTCTTTTTATCTAGAGAAAAATAATAAAAAAGTATTAACGATTATTCAAGATTTTCCGATTGAATTTAGTTCATATCATATCGGCTTATATTCACAATATGGTAACACTGTCGAATCATTGCAAGTATCTTCAGGATTACCTATTGGATGGGCAGCTAATGTTATTAGTACTGTTGGTGGTCGTTTATATTATTATGATAATACAATTAAGTTTGAAAATTGTACATATGAAGCTCAAACAGAAACTGACTTTATTAAATTAAAAGCCGGTATTTATTATTTAAAATATAATGTTACTGGTGATATTAAAGCAGCTGTATTTGCTTCATCTGATCCGAGTATCGAATTAAATAAAAAGAATATTTTAAAAGACGACAAAATTATTCTTGAAGAAGATTCATATGTATCGATACAATTTTATGGTAAAGATGGTATCGTATCTAATATCTCGTTACAAGAAACTGCTAACGGATCATATCTACCATCATCTGGTAATGGATCATTACAAGAAGGTAGTTATTTACATTTTATATTAGATAATATTTCTTTGATTCATTTATCGGTGCAAATTACGGAACTACCAGAGTCTGAAAATTTAACATATTATTATTTTAAATTTGGTGATCGAGTGTATACACCTAAAGATTTCCCAATTGGTGAATATATCGATGTTGTGTATGATCGTAAAACATTAACGATAAAATATGCAGACAAAACAATTCGATTAAATCGATACGATAGCAATATTCTCGATATGTTTTATAACGTAAATGCTTATATTAAAAAACTTGTCATTATTAATAAAGATAATAAAGAAGAAAATCTTTTAAGCGTAAGCGAAACGTATTCACATATTACTAATGAATTAGATTCACCGATATTGTGCTTAGATGAAAATGATGAACCATTCGATTTAAGTTCTTCGTATCGTGAAGTTATTATACCGACTGTTCATATCGATATGTTTAATAAGTATAATCCGATGAAATTATCTCATCAATTAAATACACATCAGTTAGATGATATTCAAGTTATCGGTATTAAAGAACATTGTCAAATTAATCCGGATGCTAAAAACTTTAATGATTTTATTGTCTCGGAAACAGGATTCCAATATATCGATTTTAATCCAGCTATTAATATTAATATTGATTTAAACTCTTTAGTTTATGATAAAGATATTCGTAATAAATATAAATATATAGCTATTATGTATCCAACTGCCGATACGTATATGTATAAGTTTACGAACTGGTCTCGTGAATATTTTGATAATAGAAATAATGTATTACAATTAGCGCATTCAATTCTTAACACATTTAATAATATTAACATTTATGGTATGAATAAAGAACCTAAATTAGATTTATTCTATCGAGTTCGTCAAGATAAAGAAACATCTGATATTAAATTAACAGCTAATACGTATGATATTGTCGATAATGCATCATTCGATATCGACTTTAAGAAGAATCGTATCGAATTAAAAAACAATAATTATAAATATTATATTGTCGAATATCTTAAAAAAGATAGTTATTGTATTAACGATTTAAAATATAATGTATTATTAAACAAAGATCCGTCTAATTTATACGAAGTTAAAATCTCGACTAATAAAGAAAACTTTAGATTAATTTATGATCAAGATGAAAAGACTAAGACTATCAACAAGTATAAATTAACAGATATTAATTTAAATCCTAATCGGTATGTAACATTGAGGTCTGTATGAAAATTTATTTAAATAAAAAAGAAATTGTCGACAAAATATTACTCGATGAAAATGACATACCATTGTCATATTTAAATAATTTATCAGTATATAGTGATACGATTATTAAATACGACGATAAGTTATTAAAGTTAAATAAAAAACGGGCTATTAATTTATATGAGAAAGTCGATAAAAATAAATTATTTTTTAAGGAAAATAATGAGCCGGCTAAAATTAATAAAGATTATCTTATCGATATTGATGGCAAAATCGATCTTCTTAATAGCTCGAAAAAATCTTCTTATCGTCCGACCATATTTGGATATAAATATGTATTAGAAAGAACAATACCGTTTCAATCTGATAAAGAATATACAATTAATATTGATTACACCGGTATGGAACACGTTAAAGAATTATTAAAAACAGTTACGTTGCCTAATAATTTACATTTGAATAGTGTTCAAAATAACCCTGATATTAAATATTTTTCAGATGAAAAAGCATATTTAGAAAATATGAGAGATGGTGGTTATCAAGATAATTGCAATATTTATATCGTAAAATCATCGTATGCTAATAAGATTATATATAATAAACCTAAAATATTTGATGTTGCTAAACCTGTAATATTCACACAATCTGAATATACGATCGAATCGTCTTGGGATATTTTTAATCATGATTCTGAAATGTCATTATTTCCGAGAGTTACATATGATTATATTAAATTAACGATTAATCATACACCAATATTAATTATGAGAGATCGTTTAAATTATAAATTAATCATGTTGTGTGGTAAAGAAATTTTCACACAGGAACGATTAATTAAATTCTTGGTTGAAAATATAGTATATGCTTATACTGTAGGTTATTATAAAGTACCTGAAGCCTCTGGTGCTTATCTTAATAGCTTTATATCTAATAATATTATTGACTATTATTATAGTTTAAATAATAGAATGAATAGTCATCATCCAACTATTAATTTTAAAAAAGATATCGAGGTGTCTAATTTTAAAGATACGTCATATAAATTAGTCGATGTATTTACGACAGATAGTAATGTCGTATATGATTATACCGATTATTCTAACAACGTATATTTTAAGAAGACTGTTAATAATGAGCCAGAAAAAAGTAATACGGATTCATTAATTTATACGACGAATCAAGAATTGAAATTTATCGACAAAGTTAATTATTCATTATACGATATTGAACAGTTACCAAATATTTCTTATAAATATAATAATGATAAATTAGAGATTGTTGTTTCGTCATATTATAGCTCTTCTCAAAATATTGCTAAAAGTGAACAAACATATCTTACGATACATGATATTAATAAAAATTATGTATTATATATGAGAAAGACTTCGATTATTGCCGATCAAGAATTTTACATATTAGAAGATATTGAACAATCTAACGATATAAAAATTGCCGATATTATAATTAAATTGAATAATAATATTGTGCCGACAGATGTTCGTGTAATCGGCGGTGGTTCTAGTAAATATGATAACTATGATTATATCGATACTGGTAATATAAACGGTAGACCATATAGAGTTGGTACATCGATGGTTATTACTTTGCCGAAACGTTACGAGCCGTATCGAAACCAACTACAACAACAAATTAATAAACATATTTCATCGGCTGAAGCGGCAATTATTATTTTTAAGGACTAGATAATGGCAAATAATTTTCTAAACAAAATCGACTTTACTAAAGGTGTAAAGGCAAGACCTATCAATGAAAATTTTGAAATGGTCCAAGATTGGATCGATCAGGAACGATTACAATCTGCAGGCTGGGGCATTATCTCTGGTTTTGAATTTAGCCGACGTGGCGATGAGTTCATTATCGATATAACAGAAGGTGAACTTATTAATCGTGCCGGTCATAAAATTAAACTAGATCCGGCATTCGTAAATGTAGGTGAACCACAAGCTATTCAATATTTTGAAAAATTTACGCTTGATGCTATCGGTGAAATTACGTTACGTTTTCCAGTATACGCTCCTTCACAATTAAAACAAGTTGTATATATTGCAGGTGTTCAAGGTGAGTTGCCAGACACTAAAGAGTTTCGTGTATATGATTTAGAAACACAAGAAATTCTTCAAATCGCCTCTATTAATAAACAAACAATTCATATTGTCGATCCGGAAGGTAACGAAGGACGCAAAGTTGGCGTCGTATATAACTATGCATCATCTCATATTGATACGATTGTATATAATGAAAAGACTCCGGAATTATATCCTAAATATCATTATGGTATTTTCTCTGCATCACCAGCTTTTCCTGATTTAAATCAATTCGATGAGCAAGGAGATATTATTCTTGGCTGGGCATATTGGACAATCGATGAAAACGGTATTTCTGTAAAATTCTTTTACGATAATAAAAACACTCGTCCAATTTATGTCGACAAACATGGCAATATTTATTTGTATGGTAAATTATATTCTAAGACACAACGTAAGTTCATTTATTTCGTAGAGCCAACTAATCCAGAATCAAATGATTTGTGGTATGATAGTGATTCTAATATCTTATATATTTGGCGCCAATTTAATGGTGGCGATTATCAATGGGTTCCAGTAAATGAACATAGCACGATGGATCTTCACGAAACGAAGTTATTCATTCCAGATGAAAATTTAACTGACGAAGAAAATGAAAAACAAACGTTTATCTTCGATGAACAAGATACGAATATGTTCTTCTTGCCACGATCTAATTCTTTAGATGTATATATCGATCAAGGATATATTATGAAAGACCAATATGTTGAAATGGTCATGTTAAAAGAACAAGATCGCAACGGTAATCATTTAATAGTTCCTGACAATCCTAAATATAAACTAAGTGATATTATTAAGGGTGTCGGTTTTAAATTAAACTATGCGTTAAATGAACCGACTGTCGTACAAGTTAACGTTCGTCATACTATTAAAAAGGGTAAGGAATCTGGTGTATTCCAACGTGCTGCTGTATTCGTCGAAGAAAAGCGTATTATTTATAATGAAGATTCATATCCTAATAATACGAGAATTATTAAATTGCCGACGACATATGAATACGGTAAACAACAGCTCGAGGTATTCTTAAATGGTATGAAACTTCATAGTGGTTCTTCTGACGAAGTAGATTTTAGTGAAGTGCTTCCTGTACCGACAGAAGATAATCTAAACCCAACACTAACTAATAAGTTTATTATTAATAATAATATTAACTTAAAATATGGCGATCGTATTATTTACCGTATTTCTCATTATGTTTGGTCTTACGAACAATTAGAATCTATCGTTACAAATGCCCAAGAAGGCATTAAGGAAACAAAAGATTTAATTACGAATGTCGATAAAAAATATTCACGTATTGTCGATACATTCGATCCGGCATTACAATCGATTCAAAATATCATTACCGATTTAAAAGAATCGACTCTTAATACAGATAATTTTGTTAAAAAGACTGATAAGATTACGAAGGATATGCTTGATGATTCTGTTAAGCATGGTTTGTATAAAGAACTTAAACAGTATGAAATTACAGTCGATCCGACGAATACGATTTATCCGTTACAACATACTGTACAACAAGATCAAATGTCTTTCGTATTATTAGATCAATATACAGGTAATAATAAAATCGATAATGCTAATATTAGTACAATACTTAATTATGGTACTGATTATGTATATATCGATAATAATAAGATTAAATTATCTGCCGGTCTTATTAGAAATACAAGAAAACTTAAATTTATGGTTATTTCCTTTGGAGTGTAATTCATGCAAAATACATTGACATGGATGGTTCTCGACGAAAAAGAATTTAATATTTATAGTACTTATAAAGCCGGAGTTATTACTTCGGCTTCTCGTACTGTAATCCCGATTCGTCTATATAATAATTATATGGGCGTTGAGAAACAGCCAGATTTAAAAAATTTCGGCATTAATTTTTATTTTACCGATATCGAAGATTCTTCTTTATTAGATAATATAAAAATTTTAAATGCTGAATCTGTCGAATTACCAACGACTCGATTAAATGAAGTATTAACAATTAATTTAACGAACGAGGTAATTATTAGCGGCGCTCCAAATAAAGGAGATAGCAAAGATAATTATTATGATTTTAATATCGTAATAGAATTACCTAAAGACGTTAAGTATAAAATTAACGATCTTAAAGAATTAACTTGTGACGTTGTCTATTATTAAGGAGGCCTATTAATTGAAACCTACGTGGGGCATTCGCAAATTAAATGAATATTCCGTCGATAAAAATACGGCAATTATCATTACTGATAGCGAAAAAGATAATTACTATTGGGCCGATATTCCTGATGGTTCATTATTAGTTAATGATAAAACCGGTAATCTTTCTATTAAGCTAACAGGTGAGTCTGATTGGGTACCGATGGGTATTCGTAAAGATGGTACTGAAAAATTAGTTAAAGATGCGATTATTAACGTCGAATATTATACGATCGTTAAATTTGAATTAGAACATAATCGATTCTATTATCATGACCGTGAAGAAATTACTCGTATCGGTAAGTTAATTAATGGTAAGGCTCAGTTTAAAGTTGGTTCTGGTTTGTATTTACCCGGGACTAATCAACTTGAAGTATTAATTAACGATAGCGTACATCGTAATACAGTCGATGGCGGTCTCGAAGAAATCAATATGAAGTATTTTCAAATCGATGCCGACGATATTCGATTAGGTTCTACGGTTACGGTTCGTTATATTAATTACGAACGATTAAGTGAATTATATCCATTTATCTATACACAAGAACAAGTTCCTTGGTTTTTTGAAGATAAAGACTTATGGATTAATCCATCTGACAACGTTGATGTCAATGGATTGACAATTACGCCGTTAAGTTACTATGTAAAATATTTAGATAATAACGAAGCTGAAGTTATTGTATTTACGACAAAAAATTCTCGACTAATTGCATCGAGAAAAATGAACGAATATGTAAATAAAATTACGGATAAAAATATTAATCGTTTCAAAGTGACGAGAGAAAATAATAATTTCTATATTAATTTATTTTCGACATATCCTGGATATAAAACTTCGTTTGCTAAAATTTTAATTAAAGGATTAATTTCTGACGAAGATAAATTAACACTCGATGTCGATTTAACATATCCTAATAGTGGTATGGCTAAGACATCTATTAAGACTCAGCTTGGCAATATCGTTACGATTAAACGCAATAATAAAAAAATCTATGCTGCACAAAATATCGGTATCGGTGTGCAACATACATTAGCTCGTGAGGATCATGATTATGATATTATAGTATCTGTTAAGAATCCGACAAATGGCTTGACTAAAGAAAAAGTATTAACAATCAAAAAGAAAATGATTCATTTAACTGCTAATATCGATCATATTACGACTTCGTCTGGTACGACTGTTACTGTCGAGACAATTCCTGGTTCTAAAATAAATATTGCCGGAATTGACCCTGCATCTGGTGGCGTAATTGCACAAGATGTAATAGTCGATGATACTGGTCGATATACAGTTACTATACCATTAGCTCAAAATGAAGAAACATATAATGTTATCGTTTCTAATGATAAAGCCGACAATAGAGTTACTGAAATAATTCATATATCGTTACATAGTCCAAGAACTCCACTATCTGTTTATGTTGTCGATGGATATGATGGTTTAAACGATGACTATGAAGGAACAAAAGCATTAAGTATTCAAGCAGAATCCGGTTCTACGATTATAATTAAAAATGCTTCTGGTAATGTTGTAAATACAAGAACACCTTCTAATTTATCTGTTGAAGAAATTTTATATAGAATTCCATTCTTTTATTATCCTGAAACAAAAACATTTACAGTAGAAGCTGTAAAAACTAATAAAGTTCCAGAGTCTAAAACGGTTACTGTTGAAGGTTATAAAAAAGTAAATGCTACAACTCCATTTAATGTTAATGCTGTATCATTAAATAATAGAATCTGGGATGTATCTTTTGATTATATAAAAGGTTCTACTATTACAGCATATGATGCTAACAATAATATTATCAAGACTAAAGATAATAAAGATAATTTTGTTGCTACATCAGATGAAACTATGCGATATTTTGCTGGACGATATTATTCTTTCAAACAAAAGAATAACGATTATACTGTAAGATTTACTTGTACTCATCCTTTGTATAACGATCAAGAAGTTACCAGAACTATTGAAGGCGCGCATTTACCAGATCATCAAATCGAGTTATTAAATACTTACGTTATTAATCCATATGCTGATATGTATAATTCTGATGCATATCAAGTATTAGAACTTAAATTATATAAGACGACTGATGATTTAGATAGAGTTCATTTAACTCTCGATACTCATCCAGAGATTCAAAATAATTTAACGTTGTCTTATGGCGCGACGAATGCTAAGCCTATTCAATATCTTGGGTCAAATCTTTTAGATAAAATTAACGGCTCCAAATCTTCTTATTTAGAATTCTATGGTAAAGATGATTTATCTAATGAAGAAACATTAACTATTTTGCCTAAGATTAATGATTATTTATCTAACGCTTATGAAGGCGACAATGGATCTTATTACTTTATTTTTAAAGTCGATAATTTCTATGACTTAATGGAAAATAGAAATATTAATATTAAAGTTAACAATAAGGCAACTAACGATATTAATGTTCCGACGACTATTCTTCATTGGAAAAATATAGATAAATTTAGTGAATATTCTACAGAGTCTAACGATTATCAAGATATTCTAAATAAAATAAATGCAGTTAAGAATAAATATTTTAAAATAAAAACTAAAACAAATAATATATTAATAAGGAATGCATTTACGAAAGAAAAATTTGCTTATCAAAATATAAATGATCAAATAAAATATATTCATCCAAATTTGTTCTTACAGATAACAGTTGCTCCTTATAAATTTTCTAAATATGTTAACAATAATACAGAAGAGATTAGAAGAGATACTGAACAAATAGTAGATAATTTTATTAATAAAATTAGAGCTAAGTATAATTTAGAGCTGCCAAAATATTATGTTGATTCACCAGAAGAACATTATGATTATTTGCATTATGGTAATAAAGTTATAAAAGACAACAAGGTTCCAGTTTTAACATTTAATCATAATTTATTATTGTATCCTAAGTTGTTTTCTTATTTGACTGCTTTCTATGAGACTATTTCTAATGGCAATTTTGAAGAATATTATTCACAAGAAGATGCTATTGTCTTAGACATTACACAAAATAATATTGATAATATTATTATTAATAATAAAGAAAATTGCGTAAAATGGAAAGAAGAAGTAAAGAAAATATTTAAAGAATTTTATCCGATACAAGGATATACATTTAATCCTATTTCTTATCCAGTATCTTCTAATAATCAATTTTTATTCTGTAAAATTAAAAGAATTCCTAGTAATTTTAATTCTAATAAAAATATTTGGGTTTATAATAATCTTATCTATAGTGATCGATTAGACACTATTGAACCAAATGGGTTATGCAATTCTTATTATTCAGCAATATGTTTTAACTATGCTAGATTACATAATATTGGAGATAATGCTTTTAGGTATCCAATTAATATTGGTATGACAGCATTTAATATTGGCAATGACAATACATTTGAATTTGGGAATAGAAAATATAATTCATTTTTAGATAACATTAATCCACTTACTGTAATAAAAAATCCAAGAAAAGAAGACTTAGATATTGTTGAAGAAATTTGTCCGTTGCCAAATTATTATTCAGATCCATTTAAAGTTTTATTAATTTCAACTAAAGATATTGGCATATCTGATACATTTTTTAATAATTCTGCTGTTGAACAAATTGATTATATTTGCGATAGTGTAACATTTGTCGATGAAAATTATAATCCGATAAGATATGATAATAAAAATAATGATACATACTTAGGACTAAAAGAAAATGACAATGCTGTTTTTTCAAAAAATGGATTGCAAAAATATAGAGCTATAAGCGGCAATCCTGAAAGCAATATTCCATTAAATCATTTTTATGGAACACGAAAATTAAAAGAAATAAACTTGTCTTATTATACAAATTATTATTTTTATAAATATGATTTTAATTATTCAGGTGTCCAAAAAATAACTTTTCCTAGTGTGTATTTAGCCAATATAGATGCAATGAATACATATAGGAATACTGCTGTTAGATCATTTGACGATTGTCCTAATTTAAAAACAATAGATAATTTAGATTTTGCTTTATCTGCAGTTAATTTTATTCCGTCAGAATTTTTTAGAGGAGCGCCTCTATTAAAAACAGAAGTTAATTTAAATTACATAAATGAATTTAGATATGCTTGTTTTTATGGCTCTTCTGATAACTTATCTTTTGTTTATAAAAATAGAAGAATAGGTATCGATCATTTAGGTAATCAAATCAATTTAGATAAGAGTTATCTTGGCTTAGTAAATCCATCAGATGACCAAGGTATATTGATTGGTGATAGTATATTCGCCGAGTCAAATATAAAGCAGCAAGAAATTGATAAAATAATAAATAGGTTTGTTAATATTATATATTCAACTTTCCGCAATAATAAGAACATTAGAGAACTAAATATTAATAGTGATATACTTGTTTCTGCATCATTCTATTATCAAAAATTTGATAAAATTAATATAAGATCTACTTCATTAGAAATATTAGAATTTAGAGATAATGTTTTCAATGTAGACTCAATGAAAAATAATAACGATAATTATATTGTCATAGCTCCAAATCTACAATATTTTTATTGTGAAAAATATGGATATACTGCCGATAAAAATCATTTAAATATAGGTAATCCTAAGATGTCTTTCTTTGCGAAAAAAGATAATTTTAAATTTTTCCCGATAAATACAGATTTTGATTTTATCAAGCCAACAAGTTATTTTATTGAAGATTTTCTTGGTAAATCTAATGGATACTATAATTCATATTTTACAAAAGAAGAATCTGAAAATGTTATAAATAATTTAGAATTAGAAATATCTGTTCCAAATTATCGATATTATCTATTCGATAAATCAATAAATTTATCAGATATAAAAATAAAAAAATTAACAATAACAGTAGATAGTAGTTATTATATTCCTTCAAAAGAAACTTATTCGCCTGCAGGATTATCTCATTATTTAAATGATTATAATAATGGATTTCTTGAAGATAAGAGAGTTATTGAAAAAATGAGATGGCCTGCATTAGAAGAAATTATCATTAAAGGAAGATCTATCAATTATGAAAAAACTGTTTTAGGAGTTAAAATTAAATATGTCCAAGCTTAATGATTATTTTGAAAAAACAATAGGTCTTCCTATTATATATCATGACTATGAAACATATGATTGGAACTCCGCAAAATATGGAACGATCGTTGTCGATCCTAAAGAAAATAATATTGGTATTAAGCTTCGTTATAATGTAGATCAAAGGGATCCAAAAGATCCCTTCTCTACTTATGGACCTAGCTGGGTAGCTTTAAAAATTCGTGGCGACGAAACTGTTATCGTCGAAGAATCTTCTAGAATGCTTGTCGATAAGATTGTATATGTTAAATATGATATGGTTGAAGGTAAACTTTATTATACTATTAATGGTAAAAGTAAAGTATCGAATGCTACACGTCAAAATAACTTTGTCTTTGAATTAGATAAAGGTGAATATATTCCAGGCAATTATCATATTAAAGCATTGATTAATAATACGATCGAATGTTCACCAGCGACAAAAACTCTTAAAGAATTAGACAGCAAGCATATCGTATTAAATTCTACACAACTAGAACAAGGCTGCGAAATCGATGTATATTATATCGAGCGATACGATATAAAAAATCCAGTGCCTCGAATTTTTAATCAAGAAACTGAACCAGAAAATCCTGAATCTGGTGATTTCTGGATTACTAGTCATCCTAGTGAATCGATGAAACAAAAGTTACCGTTAAATCTATTTGTAAGATACGACTATAATTCTATGCAGTTATTGGTCTTATTAAAAACTATTATTGGTAGTACGATTAAAATTAACAAAGACGAAGTCGAACATGTTAATCAAGTCGTTAATCGATCTTGGTCAACGTTTAGAATTCCGATTCAGTATAACGAAACATTTGATGTGACTGTCGAAGGTACTAATGATTGGTATTTAGATAATTCTGTTACTAAACATATTAAAACAACTTCTAAAGTTGATATTGCTTTATTAAAACAAGAATTAGTTAAAGATACATCAACTATTTATTTGCAAGGCGATTCTAAGTGTAATTTTATGATTATGTCAGCAGTCGATTTATCAGATATTAAATTTACTGAATATGAAGAAGGTAAATATAAAGCTACGTTGCCACGGCAATTAAAATCTTACTTTATCGATATTGTTTCACGCAAAGCTGATAAATTACAAACGACTATTAAAAGTATTCTTATTAGAGCTAAAGATCCTGTCGAGATACCGTTAGAAATAACTAATAAAGAAATTCATCTTGAGTCTCTTTCTAGTCAATATGCTAATGTAACAGTTACAGCTACTTATGATAAAGAACCGCATATGGTAATTAATTCTAATTATCCTGATGGTATTACGTTAGTTAATAAAGTTATTAATAATGATAAAGTTAATTTTAATTATCGTATTAATTTAGATAATGGTCAGCAATACCTTTCATTCATTGCTGATGACAAAAATGGCAATGCCTTGTCTAGAGTAGTATCTGTAAGGTTACCTAAAAGAAAAACTAAAAATATTTCTGAAGAATATGGATTTATTGAAAAAGATACTACCAGCGGTGCAATTCCAGCAAATAAATACTATACTNAAGCTCGAATCTCTTACTAGCCAGTATGCTAACGTAACAGTTACGGCAACTTATCATAAAGAACCACATATTATAGTTAATTCTAATTATCCTGACGGTATTACATTAGTTAATAAAACTATTAATAATAATAAAGCTAATTTTAATTATCGTATTAACTTAGATAATGGTATGCAATATCTTTCATTTATTGCTGACGACAAAGAAGGTAATGCATTATCTAGAGTTGTATCAGTAAAACTTCCTAAGAAGAAAACCAAAGAAATTCCTCAGTCTTATGGATTTATTGAAAATAATGGTGCCGGAATAATTCCAGCAAATAAATACTATACTCTTAATGGAAAAAAATATGTTAAAATGTATATTATAGCATTAAATAATTCTACGTTACGACTTGAAAATCTAAATGAATATAATACGGCTACTATTAAATTTATAGGTCGATCTACTGTTAATAGTTATGGATATCGAAAATATAATTATTTGATTCCATGTGATACTATACCTAGAAATTTAGATGGAACTCCACAAGATCAAACAAACTGGTATTTAGATACTCCATATGTAAAATTTAGTGTACATATTGAAGATCCAGATGCTGTCGATTTAAATTATATTGTTAATAGTCCTATTTTAGGGAGTCATTTATAATGCCAATCAAAGGTTCTAAAAAAATATCGTCTCGATTATTATCTAATGGACGTACTACTTTTATATATTCTAATACCGATTATAAATGGGATATGTTGCCTGATGGTACTTTATTAATAGATGATGAAACTGGCAATATTAAAATTAAATTATATGGCAAAACTGATTGGACACCTCTTCAAGAGGTGTTCGCTCAGGATAAAACTTCTAATTTGATTATCCACGGTAATCGTATTATAAAAGAACCATTCTTAGTATTAGATATCGATAAAGACAATAATACAATTACATATGTAAATCATCGTAATGAACGTCGTCATAAGTTTTTATATCCTGATCAAAAAGATACGTATGCCGTATTCGAACTCGACAAAGGATCTTATATCGAAGGTAAAAATTTAATTTCGGCAACTGTTAATAATACGATAGTTTGTAATGAACAAAATTATAAGCTACAAGAATTAACTTCTAGACGTATCGGTATCGATATCGATTGTCTTGAAGCAGGTTGCTGGCTTGACGTACAATATTATGATATTAATAAAATGACTCAAGCTGGTTATGAGATGTATTTAAATAAAGATATTTCTAAGTTAAAAGAAAAGTCATTCGGTGTAATATACGATAAGAAATAACTATTATTCTAACTATAATGGAGTTTTTACATGGCTAAAAAAATAGAAAAATTTATGTTGTCGAAAGAACTTCAAGATCAAATTGATCAAGTAAGTAATCTTTCTCAAATACATTTGGATCAGTTAGATCCGTCATTAAAAACTTTGCTTACAAATATCGGGACGGCTTCTCAAGGTGTTATTTCTTATGACGATTCTGAAATACGAAATCGTGTTATTGCACTTGAGAAAAATTCAGCCACTAAAACTGGCTGGTTTAATAAAACATCTGATAAATTAGCAAAGTCAATGCTCGATGAAGAGCTTAGTAATCTTATTATCGAGATGCAAGATTTTTCTGATGCTTTATTTACTAAGTTAAATAAAACGGATGCAGATTCTCGTTATCGATTAAAAGAAGATAAAATTCAATTAAGCGATTTAAGCGATGAATTTTCTAACAACGTTCGCAGTATTAATAATAAAGTGAATGCTTTAAATACGACATTTACTGGCATGCAATTCGTAGCGAACGATGTAGAGAATTTGAAAAATATTATTAACGATTTACCGAATACAGCTATTACTCAAAGCGCAGCTGATCTGCGATATCGTAAACTCGACACTAAGATTAATCTTGGTGATTTAGGTACAGATCTTCAGCCTCATGTTCGTGAATTAGTTAATAATTCTCAGAAGTTAACAAACGTTGCATTAAAATCTGATGTCGACGCTTGTCGTAAAAAAGATACGAAAATTCAATTAAGTGATTTAGAAGATTCTATTATTACTAAGATTAATATTGTTGATCAATTGTCTACTAATATTAATACTCGTATTACAGATCTTGTAGCTAATTCATTTGATACTGGATTTGAAAAAGCTCTCGTTAAGACATTTGTTGGTGAATATACAATTCTTAATAAACAAGAATTCCAAGATTATATTCAAAAAGTATTAACAGATAATCATACTGATATCATTACTGATAATAGAGCAACATTCGGGCAAATCTTTTTTGCAATTTATAAAGAATTAAATAAAAATAATGCAGATTTAACATTCTTATCTAATGTGCTAAACGGCATTAATTCACAGCTTGCTAATATTCAAACACAGTTTGCTTACGTAACTGATTTAAAAAATAAAAAAGCAGCGACTCATATTACAACATTAGCTAATATTTTTGGCTTACCAGAAAATGTAATCGACGATTATTCCTCCGTAGGAGGTGAAATTCAGGAAGTATCTTCTCCGGCATCGACTACTATTTTACAAGCCGATACGATTAAAGCAGATTTTACAGAAAACGGTGCTCGCACTGCCGATACTTATATTGGTGTAGCTACAAATGCTATTCATGATTCTGACGTATTAACTTATTTAGACTTAAAGAATGTAACGTCTATTAATGCTAATGCAGTTAAGACATGTCCTAACTTGAATACTATATTATTACCATCTATTAAAACAATTGCTGCCGGTGCTTTTGTCGGCTGTGATAATATTGCTTTAATAGTTCTTCCAGAAGGTTATGTTATTAACCATAATGAAGGATTCCCGGCTATGGCTCGCGTTATTCGTGTAGTCGGAAAGGCATAGGTTAGTTATATGAATGTAAAAGTCTATGTCGATAAGATTAAAAAATGGGTGCAAATTTCTTCTGACGAAGTGCTCGATGTGAATAAAAATCTTTCTGATCTTAAAGATAAAGAGGCTGCGATTACTAATCTCGGCCTCTATGAAAAATTTATTTCTAAAGAAGCTCTTGAATCTGGATTTTTACCGGATGTATTTACACCAGATAATATTGTTACAGATTCAACTCATCAGTTTGTTACCGATGAAGAAAAAAATAAATGGAACAATAAATTAAATGTACCAGTTCCAATGCAAGATCATTTAGCTAATAATCAAATTGGCTACGATTCTGTTAATTCTAAATTTTATATCGGATTAAACAACCAGAATGTATTATTTGGCGGTTCTTCTTGTTTCGACAATATTATTGTCGTAAACGGATTCTTTTCTGGTAACTCTCAACCAACAGTCATTCGTAATAATAAATTTAACGAAGCTGGCCAATTAATTACTCCGGTATTTGTCGACGTACAATGCGTCGAATATACTGCCGGTGATTTAGGCGAAGTATCTGTATCATATACAACCGATGCTATTAGTATTTACAATACAGGTTCATTTACCGGCTCATTTCAATGTTTAATCGTATATCCGTTAGGAAGTGTTAACGAATGAAATGGGTCGTAAAATATAAAGATAAAGTTAGGGATTTGGCGTATTCTACATACGCCAATATCTTTAATAATTTATCAGATTTAACAGACAAAGTTGCCGCTATTAACAATTTAAAGTTGTTTGATAAACTTGCGAGTATTGAAGAAATAAAACGTACTCAGTTATATGCCAATGCTATTAAATCGACAAATTTAAAACGTTGGATAACTGATGCTGAAAAAGAATTGTTTACCAATAAGATTGATAATCCAGTCATTTCTAATACTAAGTTAGATAATACCAACGATATTCAATTATATTATAATTCTAATCAAGGTCGATTTTATATTAAAATTAATGATAAGTATCGACAACTTGGCGGCAATATAATTTCTTATACCGTTGGTAAGGGAACTTTTTCTGGCAACGGAGAAGAAACACGAATTCAACATAATATCCATGATTCTCGAAATGTTGGAGTAACGCCTTCATTCGTATCGATTAAACCTTTACATTCTAATAATCAAGGTAGAGTCGGAGACATGTGGGTTAAAAAAGATAATAATTTTATTTATGTTGGTAATACTGGTTCTCAAGGAATAGAATTTCAATATATTATTTTTGCTCCGAAAGATTTGGGTTAATATATGAAGAAAAATAGAACTTTTAAACAAGGTAGAGGATCTGAACAACTCTTTAATCAAGAGATGTACGATATTTTTCTCGCTGTAAAAGATATCAATCCAGATATGACTGAGCAAGAAAAAGTATCGGGTTCAAAAGCTGTGCCTGATAATATAACTCATGGTGCTTTGTGGCGTAACGATAGAACTAATGAGTTAAAATATTACGACGGTGTAAAAAAAGCTTGGGTTAATATTTATGATAACAAATTCCAGCTTATTACACACCTTATGGAAGAAACGACTCCGGCTAATCCTATTAAAGGACAGTTATGGATTTATAACGGTATTTTATTATACTTTGATGGTCGTGAATGGAAACCGATTAAATCGATTCAAGCTGACGATGCACAATTTAACGAAGCGGCTTTCGCCGACTTTGCATTAGTTAGCCCGTTACTTTCTGTTGGTAATGTGACAGTTCCGTCTTTAAGAAACGAAGATTCTAAACGTTATGAAAATGAATTGAAGACTGGTTATCAAGCTTCTAAAGATAATTATTCCGAAAAGACTACAGAGTTTGATACAAAGTGGGAAGATCCATTTACTGCACCAGAACATGACTTATTAGTCGATCCTAACCATCGTACTCAATACGTTATTCCTAATGTGAATAACGATAGAATATTTATTGAAAATAGTTTAGTCGATGATTATGAAAAAGTTAATACTGTTTGCTTCCAATATCCGACTGTAAAAGCTCAAGATAAAAATTTAAGTGCATTACATATCAATGCACAAAAATTATCTAATATTACTAAACGTTTATTTAAGATTAATAAAGATGATAGCAATACAAATGCTATTATCGATATCAATCCTAACAATACAGAATTTTATGGATTTAAAGCTGGTGAATACAAAGGTGATCATTTATATCCATATAGAGAATCTTTTGAGACTGGCATAACAAATAGCACAGCTAATTCTTTAAATAACACGTCTGGTGTTCCTGAAGTCGATGCGATTAATGCACGACTTCATCCTGAAATTAATTATAATAAACCTGATAAACCAACTGTCGATAAACTCGGTAAAAAACAAGATGTATCGATGAAAGATGATCCAGATAAACGATTTGGTGACTATGTGATTATGCATAAACAAATCGCATTGAATTATCGTACCGTTCAAAATTATGATTATATCTTAGCCGTAACGTACGATTTTAACTGGATTAATTATACGGGTTCTCTTAAAAAATTAAATAATGGTAACTTGTTCCAAGGTTTCCATATCCCTGATTTGCCAGAATCTATTAATCTATTCTTCGATGGCCTAATGCTCGAAGAACAATTTTACGATGTCGATTTAAAAAATCAACTCGTTAAACTCGAAGATAAAGTTTATAAAGAAGACGAAGTACATGTATTTAAAAACTTCGTAAAAGATTCTGGCTATATTGTTGAAACTAATCTTGATAATCAAGGTATTATTCAACTACATAAAGAATTCAAATCTCCGTTAGTGTTTGTAGCTGGTGAATTAATTCATCCGACATTCGGCGGATTAATTTATCGTGATAATAAAATCTTTGTGCCTCGTGCTAAAGTTAATATGCCGTGGACAGTTATCGAAACATATGTACCTGGTGAAGATAATGCATATGCTACTGGTACTGTTAATTTTGATAATAATATTGTTGCCGGTACTAATCGTGTATTGAATACTGAGAATGGCAAACCTAATATCGATGTAACAGCTATTTATAATACTGGCGATCAATCATTAATTGTACAACAAGGTCAAATAGGTCATAGCGGAAACAATATGATTTATTATGATCCTCGTGTTATTACGAATACCGACGAAGTTATTTTATTCTTAGACGGTATGTTAATTAATCCTAAGAATATTATCTGGAATAAAGATTATCATTATTTAACATTAAAAGACGGTTTATTCCCTGGTCAAGAATATTTGCTATTAAGAGATCCTGACGACAGGTTATTCGATGGCGCTAGTGCTATGGATACCTATTATGTCGGAGCTCTTAGTGATAGTCTTGTATACCATAACGGTAAATTATTATGTAACCAACAACCATTAATTTCTCCAGTATCTCCTAAAGATCGTCAACCAAGTACTGCCGATGGCGAAGTCGTATTATTTATGCCAGATAATTTAACTGATGCGGCAACGGTTCAAATTTATGATGATTATAAGAAATTATGGCGATTAGCAAACGAAAAAGAACTTAAAGATATTAAACGTATTGTTACGTCTTATGAAAATACCGTATCTTCTGTTAAGATGAATGTTCCTGTATTGCCTGAAGATTCTATTAATATTTTTGCATATAAGTTTGCTGGCGATACAGAAAATGCTATTAAGATTGGCGATTTTATGTTGGATTCTACTGATCCGACTAATCGTACATATCATATGCAGTATGATAAATATTTGCCACGCGTTAATTCTTTAACAGTTTTCCGTAACGGTGTTCGTCAAATACTCGATGTCGATTATGTCGAATCTGATGACGGTACGACAATTACGTTCTTATGCCCTGCTAACGATATTAAGATAGGTGAAAAGATTCATTATACTGTCGAACAATTAGAGGTTGGTGCTTCTAAGGTAATGGACGTTATTACACTCGATAATACAAATTCTATCGGTACGAATGTATATGAAATTCCGGCACAAACAGAATTGTATTTGTATCCTGGTCGATTAGTCGTATATCGTAACGGTGTTCGTTTACCAAAAGATGATTGGACATTAATCGGTAATAAAACAATTCAGATTATTAAATCTGATCGTCCTTATATCGGTACGACAGCAAGTAATTATCCTAACGAATCTTTCTATAAACGTGAAACAGATTCTTCGTATACTGTACATCATAATTATCCAGATCGAATTACGATCGAGATTCGTCAAGACTATAAACGTAAAGAAGAAACGTTTAAAATGAAATATAATCGTATTCCAGAATTCCCGATTAATGATTATGATATCGATCCTCAAGTTCTCGAAACAAAAGACGAAGTTTTATTTTATATCAACGGTCTGTTTACAGGATTAAGTCGTAATATAGTAAATGGATACGTTTTAAATAAATATAAAAGTTGTATTACGTTTAATGATCGAAAAGTTGCAGCATTGCTTGCTAACGATCCTTTATATATAGACTTGTATGAAAATCCTGATAAAATGGAAGCTTGGAAAAAACGTACAGGTAAATCTGAATATACAACGAGTATAAAACATTATATCACTTATGATTATCGTGTTTAGGAGAACATAATGGCACAAGATTTAACTAAAGTTACAATAAATCAGATCGATATGGATGCTGTGACCGAAACAGTTATTGCAAAAGGTAATCTGGTTTATCGTACAGATCATAGTGATACTAAAGCAGAAGATGTAGATAAAGTCGGCAGTATTCCTGCCGACCACATCGCTGTAAGTATTGACGGTGATCGAGAAACTGTAAATAATGCTCTTAAGTTAGGCGGTAAACCTGCAGCTGATTATATGACAGTTACGAAAGGTAATAGCTTAACGACAAGAACTGAAAATATTAAGAAAAAATTTGGCGACGATATTTTAGCTCTTCGTGATGAATTGTATCAACTTCGTGGTCAACTTGCCAAAAATGGTTACGTAAAAGATATTGGTTATTACGATGGTTATTACGATTGTTTCCATAATTTTAATCAAGTACATTTAAATAAAGAATTAGCTAATACTAAAAATACTGTACAAACAGATCGTAAGTCTTTGATCTTCCCGGCTAATACTGATATGGATCAATTTTCTCAGTATGATTTTATTGCAATTGTTAATAGCGTTACAGGATTGCAATGCGTACGTCAAGTCGCAGCTGTCGATAAAGCTAATTTTAAACTAACGTTAGATCGTAATATTGCTAATAGCGTTATTCTTCAAAATGCAGAATACTATAAAGTATTTAAATCCTATGGTGCTGTATTTAATGGTGATTTTTTGTTCGCTCGACCATTAGAAACAGTAATGGGTGACGAAGAATATGCATCTGGCGAAACTGACGATACTAATCGTGAATTTGTTAAAATGATGAAACCTGGATTTGGTTATGCCACAACTCTTAAGTTTAGTGAAGGTAAAGCTGGCTTCTTAAAAACTGTAGAATTGTGTATTAAAGCATATGGTAATCCTGGTCCTATTAATTGTTATTTAATTGATGCTCGAGATGTTGATTTATTTAAGAATGGTCAGCAAGCAGAAGCTGCCTATAAATCTTCTCAAGCTAATAACGACGATAAATTTAAATTCTTTGCTAAGACTCAACCTAAAGCAGTCAGTGCTACAGTCGAACGTCAATATGTAAAATTTAGTTTCCAACAAGATGGTAAGTATCCAATTATTCCAGATAACTACTATCAAGATCCTACGCGTTATTGTTTAATCGTAGAATTTATGGAAGTTAATACAGAAAATTATTATGAAATCGAATTAATTAATCATAATAAAAACGATCTTCAGTTAAATAATATTTTCTATAACTACGAACGCAAATCTGACGTAGCCGTAGCTCATGCTTTAACAGAAAGTGACGAAACTAAGAAATCTGATTTATATTTCTTATTTAGAACACAACAAAAATTAACGAACCAACCAAGTCCTGTTAACGAAGGTTTATATTCTGCTCACGTATATAATCGTCGACTTCAACATGCTTCTAAAGCTAGAGTCGAATTAAGAATTAAACGTGAAGGTTTATATGAAGCAAGTACATTAAGCTCTCCATCATTATTTACGACCGATGCTGTAAACTTGAAACGAAATGCAAAAAATGTTACAATTAATTCAGTGCATGAGTTAAGTCTTAAGACTGAAATTAACAAACCGATGGAACTTCGTCGTGGCGATCAAACAGATATTTCTATGCCAGTCGATGTTGTTATCGGTGAAAACATTTCCAAGGTTAAAGGCTTTAATAATGAAGACGTAACATTTACAACTCCGGTTCTTGTAAATAATAACGATCCGATTTATCGTATCGGTTATGTCGTAGCTATTAAAGCAAGAGAATATAAGTTTAAAGATGGTATTATTACCAAAGGTCAATTTAAACGTTTTATTCTTCCGTTAACAGAAGTCGTTAAAGATGTCCACTCTTATGCCGACGGTGTAAGCGATCGACTTATCTTTGAAGCTCCTTTATATGAAGAAGGTCAAAGTATAGTCGATTATAACGATTTCGAAGTACAAGTATACTGGGAAAATCCTGAATTAAGTAATAGTGATGTTACTAAACAAGAACAAATGGGCGCTCTTAAAGAGATTACAGTAAGCTTTGCTTCTGATTTCGAATAATTTAATAATATATGCCGGGGGCTATGCCCTCGGCTTTTTTGCTGTCTAAGGAAATATAATGATCGTAGATAACAAAGATTTTCAAGAACAACTTAATATATTAAAAGAAGGTATCGATATTCCACAACTCGATCCTTCGAAGATTATGGATTCAGAAGAATTTAATACATTTTTTAATGGCGTCGAAGTAGCATTAAATAATATCACTCAAAATATTAGAGTATTAGAAGACGCTAACGATTATTTAGTAAAATATGTTAACGACACTATAGATAAAAAGTATAAAGATATTAATGAAAAATTATTAAACTTAGAAAAGAATTATTCGTTATATCAAGATAAAAATTTTATTACATATAATGTAGAACTAGATTCTAGTAAAGATATATTAGATCGAACTGGCAATGCAATTAGTACTGTCGATTATGTTACGATGCAATCTGGTACAATCGATTTATTTAAAAATATCTCGGCGGTCGAACCATATTCTGTCGATATTGATAAAGAACATGGGTCTGCCGTTATTTGTTTTTCTAAAAATGCTATTACTCAGAATAATACAAAAGTCGGTACATTTATTATTAAACTATTAGAACCGATTACTATTAATATAGTAACATGCAACTTAATTAATTGTGTCGGCAGTTTTACGATCAATAACTCGATACAAGAATATCAGTTTAATTCTTATTTTAAACCACAAGAAGTTTCGTTAATAGTCGTTACGTTAAAATCTGGAAATCCTTCGACTGAATCTAAATCTGTAAGAGTTAATCATTCGAAAGGATTTATGGATAATGATTTTTACGGAGATTTTTCGATTAGTCAAAATTCTGAAAAAGCAAAAGAACAGCAGATGGCTGAAATTTATTACAAAAACGATGTTACGAAATATTTAGGAGAAAACGATGGCCGAAGAAACTAAGATTAGTCAAAAACTTACCGTTAAAGATATCGGTATTGTTTTAGACGATAAAGATACAATTAGTACTGTTAGCCATCCGATTCCAGCTCGTAAAGCTAATCAATCTGATATTGTTAATACACAAATTACGAATTATAAATTCGGTATTAATAATTTAAATTTGAAATACGATAATGCTACATTAACATCTGGCACAATATCTAAGTTAATTCAAATAGGTAAATGTGATTATGTTACGTTAAATACATCGTTACATCAACAACGTAAAGAAGATTATTATGGCGTTGAATTTTCTATTATTGATAATAATAAAGAAAAGCCTATTATTCCATATAATCAATCACAAGTAATATATGAAAAATTATATTTAAAATTACCGTTACGTTTTCAAGCTAATAAAACAACTCCTGTTATTGTTAACGAAGTAACGAAAGATGGTATGGTATTATATAATACATATAATACGTTATCAGATTTTGAAAATGATCGTAATGTAATAGACAATCAGATTGCTAATAATAAAAAAGAATTAATCATATCGTACGTACCGATTGAAGGAAAACGTATTACAGTCGATAGCGATAAGATTTATTTAAAGATTATTAAACATGTATATGTCGGTAATATGCCTGTGAAGATTGAAAATATTATTATTAATGCTCATGGAGGAAAACTCGAATGGAAGATTTAAAAAATACGACTGTCCGACAAGCCTATCTTCAAGCATTAGCCGACGATAAAAAATTTGATATATACAAAAAGAAATCGTTATTAAGTCCGAATCAACCATTATTTGAACCTCATTATATTAATGACGAAGAAGAAATTTCATATGATAACGTCAATCAAAATGTTCTCGAAACATCGTTCGATATTTTAAATCTTAGTATGAATGTCATCGATAATGTAAGCGAAATCGAAAATTTAATGTACGATGTCGATGAACATATTAAAAGTATCGACGAAAAAATTCAAGCTGAAGAAGAACGTGTTAAAGACGTTAATATGATTTGCGGGAATATAACAGATTTTAATACGATTATTCCGTTAACAGTTAATAACTTTTCAATTAAATCTACATTATATCAATATCGTAATTGTATAACAGCTTCTCAAGTTAATGAGAAGAAGGCTACCTTACGCTTAATTAATATTAATGGTAATGGTTTTGTCGGTAATGATTATGTTGTATCTAAACAATCTGATTTGGTTATGCAAAAAGATTTAATGGATACGTCTAATGAATCGTATATGTATGATACGATCGGCAATTTATTTTGGGAATATAGCCGATTATTTAGTTATGATTCTGTTAATAAATCAGATATTGTAAATATTGATGATTTGCCAGTTCAAGTTCAACTTACATTTCAGTCAGTATCTAATGATGGCGTAAATGAAATCGTATTCTCTGATACAAGTGAAGTTCATATTACGGCTATCGAAATATCTGACGATAACGTAAATTGGTATACGACGTTCGAAGGCGATATCGTTCCGAATAAGCAAGATAATAGTTACTCTGATTTTACGTATATATACGGTACTGGTGCTTTAGTATTTCCGACAACACAATTCGTAAGACTATCGATGTATAGCCATAAGATTGACGATAATAAAATTAAGATTAATAATACGATTAATCCTAATATTTCTCGTAAAGTTATTCGTATTACGTCGGTCGAAGGTCGTCGAACAGAATTTAATAACGGCACTGGATTGACTCCAAATTTAATCGAATCTGGTCGTGCAATTGCTGTCGGTATATTCTGTAATGAATATGTTCCGGACTTTATTAGGAATAATTTACGAAATGAAGTTACGTATACATTAATTATTAATGGTAAACAATATAATGTTGTTCCTATTAATAGTAATCGACGCGGAATTAAATTTATTAAATATTCTAAGACATCATTAAAAGAAAATTATGTTGAATATATTAATGAGCCAATTTCAAGTATTCAAATTGGTTTAACAATTCCGACAACATATAATTATTCTCCATATTTAGCTAATTTTAAATTATGTTTAGGAAAGCAGGTGTCTAATGTATAAAGATCAAGTTTATAAGTTAGAATATTATAAACAAAAATTAATTAGTCAGTCGCTTTCTCTCGGTGAATTTTTAAATGAAAGTTCATTAGATTCTGCGCTCGAAGATTATGAAACACAATTTGCTTTATTTAAACATCGATATATTCAAAAAGGATCGAAACTCGACGTAAAAGATTTTAATAATGAATTAGCTATTCTATATCAAGATCTATTAATTTTGTATCGAGTTATGTATGATATAACGATTAAGAAATTTAATAAAACTAAAGAATTAGTATTGATTAAATTAAATGATTTAGAACGAATAGCCGATCAATATTATAGTCGTTGTAAACTCGAAACGATTGCTATATTTGGTGATACGTTAGTATATCAAGCTGATAATTTTGACATAACGAATAAAAATGGGAAAAGTTATATTAAACTTCCTAGTTTTACGACATATGAAGGTGCTACGTTAGCATTTTTAGCAAGTGTCGATAACTTAGATAATGCTAACGTTATTTTAGAATTAAATCCTAGTCAGAATATTCAGAACTATGAATCGAACGAAAATTTATTTGTCGTTCCTGGCGAACCAGAAATTACGACTAAATTTTTTGAATTAGATTCTAGCAACAAATATAACGGCAGTTTTATGCTTGAACATAATCCAGATAATGCTTATCAAAGTCAATATTTTATTTATAGTGGTAAAGATATGATTAATATTGACGGACGCTATATTAGTATTAGTGAGTATAATAAAACTGATTTTAGTACAGAATATAATGTCGAGTTATATATTTATAATGCAACACAGGCCGATTTTAATTTCTCGCTAGAACCATTGCGATCTAATATCGATAATCATTATGTTACGATTAAAGATCGAGTTCAAAAGTTTACTTTTAGAATGGCGCCGTATTCTCATTTATCAGTTAATACTAATGGTATTGTATTTTGTGCTGTCGACAAATGTCGAGTAAAGGATAATCGATTATACTCTAGAACGTTCTATAATAATGTATATAGTTATATGTTAGAAACAGTTAGTTATAATAAAGAAGTAACATATGCTAATCCAGTGGCTGTTATCGATAATCCAACTAATAAAGAAATTAAAATTAAATCGTTAGCTGTTAAACAAAATAGGTATAGTGATTATGATCAAGTACAATATTAGAAATAATGGGCCGTGGGAGTACGATAAATTTGTTTTAAATTATTATAATCTTTATAATGAGATTATGCTTAATAAAATTAAGTTAAGTTCGGAAGAGCAAAAAAATAAACAGATTGACGATATTTATAATCGTACACTTGAGCAAAATCAAACGGCTAAATTATATCGTAAAATAAATTATATAGTCTGAGGTTATTAATGGAAGTAAAAAAGACATCTAAATATTTTGTTGATTTAGTCGAATCGATGAAAGAAGATTATACGAATTTACAATCTTCTATTAATAATCAACATAATAGTTATAATAAAAAATTAGAAATAATGAATGCGATGTTAGAATATAACAATTCATTATCTTCTCGTCTCGAAAAAGATTTCGATGCATTGCGTGAAAATAATCGTATAGTCGAAGCGATGTACGATGGTAATGCTATGCATCGTAAAAATATATTTAATAGTAACAAAGTATTATTTGTCGATAGCAATAAGATATTAAAAAATAATTCTTCTTACGACACATATGGTAATTGTGTTCATCCTAAAGTTATCGGCAATCTAGAAAATGTTTTGAATTTTAATAGTTCTGTCGGTTATATTTTTAAACCATCAGCAACTGTTTCTATTAACGGTGAAAGTAATTCTGAATATGTAAATATTTTGAAGCACGATACGATTGCCGATAAAGATCCTGTGTTCGATCAGTATACGAGTAATGTATTAACAGTTACGATTGATTTTCCAGACAATCCATTGGTCGGTGCTACGAATTGTAATGCTATTGAATTATCACCATTTTTAGCTGGTGCTGCCGTATTAAAAGCAATTACAATTATCACGACACCTGGCACTCAGTTATCAAACGATGCGATTATCATGGATTACGATCAGCCATTAGAAGATACAAGGATTTTGTTTGATAGCATATATGCTATCAAAACTTTAACATTATCATTTGATTTAACATTTACTAATAATTTAGGTTTGTATCCATTCGGATTGCGACATATTTATTTGTATAATGCTAACTTCGATACAGAACGTAGTAATATCGTTATTCGTAACGATTATCAAAATCTTATTAAATATATTGACGATGGTATTATTATTTCTAATCAAGATGGCAGTGATACATCGAACAAATATTCGGCTCATGAAACAACATGTAGCGAACAAGGTATTAAATTATATAGCTATTATGTTAATAATAATTTATTATATCAAATCGAAACTCATACACGAGATTTAGCTAATCAACTATCTAGAAATACAAAAGTATTTTATGCTGATATCCCAGTAAAAAAAGCAATGTATTCTATTGAATTTAAGAAAGTCCGTACTTAGTACGGGCTTTTTTTATTTTTATTCTTATGGTATAATAATAAAGAACAATGTAAAAGTCCACGAAGGAGAAATAACCTATGATTGATGCTATGTGGTACGAAGCCAATGTTCTTGGTCATTCTACCGATAAGACATATATAACTCAATATACAATCGATTATCTATATGATAACGATATGAACGATTACGATATCATAAAGATTCTGTCCACGTTTAAAAAAGAATCGATTAAATATTGTGATCTGCCTAATTCTTTATGGAATGATAGTTTACTTAAACGTGATACTTATTATTTCAACTCTAAATTGCAAATTCTATCAAAGCCACCAACTCTTTTGATAGATGCTAATATCACGCCTAAAGATATTAAATTTTTTAAAGAAATGAAAATTTCGTTTACGAAGGACGATTTGCTACGTTTCTTTTATTCAAAATCTAATTCTTTAATTGTAAAAGATTATAATCGTGATATAGGTGCTATCGATTATTTGTTAAATCGATACAATAATCAACTTATGGAATCTGTCGATATTTGTTTATATTTAATAGATGAATACTCTCATTGCGTAAGTTCATTATTAAATTTAACAAATTACGAAGTCGATATTCTCGATAAAGTAAATACAATATATTATGATAACTATAGATCAGGCACAAATAGAATTATATATAGATGGAGTTAATTATGAGTATAAATTTTTATGAACTATCACGTTCGACATATGAAGAATATGAAATCGAAACAGAAAAAGAAGAAGAGGAAGGTTATGATACGTCTAACTTTAGCATCTTTAACGATAAGCTTAGCGGTTTAACAAAAGGATTTTATATTTTTGCCGGTGAATCTAATGGTGGTAAAACAGCTATTATGTCTAATCTATTAAAGGATTATGGCACGACAGCTAAGAATAATTTATTTGCTATTTACTATACGTTAGACGATACTGTCGGCGAAGTTATTCCGAGAATTATAGCTATGGATCAAAATATTCCGATAGCTGTAGCAGCTAAGCCAAAACGTTATGAAAAGCTCGCAGCGATTACTCCGAGAACACCTGACGAAGAATTTAATATCGAAAAAATTCGAGAACAACTACAACGTCGTAAACAAGGTATTCAATTATTAAAGGAGCAGAGCCATCAATTTATGATGACCGACGGCACTAAATTGCATACGTACGAAGATATCGTCGAACATGCAAAACAGGCTCAGGAGTTTGTCAAATCGCTCGACGACAAAAATAATATTATAATCGGTATCGACTCTATATCAGATATTCGTTACGCAAATAAAGATTTTAAAGACGTTAAAAATAAATATGAATGTCTATCTGAAGATCTTAAAAAGTTAGCTAACACTGATTTACAAATTCCAGTATTTGGTACAGCTCATTTGCGTAAATTAAATCATGGTGGTCGTCCTAGCCTAGACGATTTAAAAGATTCGGTACGATTACAATATGATGCCAGCGTTACATTCTTAGTCCATAACGACGTAAGTAAAAATAGCAATAGTGCTAAAGTATTTTATAATCGAGAAGGCAAAGAAGAAATTCAACCTATCATCGAAGTCCATTGGGCTAAGAATAAACGCAGTGAATTTAAAGGTCGTACATTCTATTACTTCATTCCTGAATATTCCAAAGTAACAGAATGTACGCTTCAAGATAGTGAACGTTTTAACAATATTATAAGAGGTTAGTAATGTCAGACGCAGTATTAAATCCATATCAAGTCTTTTATGACTATATGGAAGAAAAAGCTAGTCATGTTCCGACAACTCTTGAACGAGAGAATTTTATCGGTATCTGGACACCTATTTTAAAAACATTATGTGATGCTCGATTTGGTTTACAACCTGTCGTATTCGACGTATTAAAATTATCGTTAGTCTATGCTGTTCGTCGTATTTTATTAGACGATATGACAATCGATAGCTATAAAGATTTATTTAACGTACGTGACTACTTTAAAGATTGTTTTGATACGTCAGATCTTCCTCAAGGAACAGACATGCTGTTCGAAGATTTTCGTATTAAAATTACTCAGTCATGTGAATCTTTATTAGGACAAGAAACTGATGTTCCTTTGTTACGTCCTAATTTAAGTAGTCCTGATCAATTGTTCTATGAATCTTATAAAGTAGCATTAATGATCTATGAAAATAACAAGTAATCAATTTTTAGATTATCTTGATAGTCCTTGGTTCTATAATATAAAATATAATACACCCATTCCGATAGACGAGCGCACCATACGCTCGTCTTTGTTAAAGATTGCGTATGTATTTTTAGGCAGTATCTATTCAAAAGAAATTATCGGTATGCCTGAAATGTCGATACTTTTAGATAAAGAATTGGAAAATGCGCCGCATCGTATTAAACCAAAAGATGTTATTAGTGGACTAGCAAGATTAGATAAATTATATAATTATTGTTCTTCTCAGGAAATTAATATTATTAGCATAGGCCATATGCATACATTAACTTTCGATGAAGGCGAGATCGAAGTTGATATCGGACCGATCGCTTATAAAAATGGTAAATATTTTTTATTCTATCCAGTATTCGATCAAACATTTAATCAAGATAAATGTGATAGCGATATTAAATGTAGCCTAGACTGGAAAGCAGCATACGATGCATTCGATTTTCAATTAAGTGGTGTCATGTTTTATTATCCTAAGACTAATAATACATTTATAGCATATCGTGATATTAGTTCAATTGAACGTCTTAACTTCATTGCTAATAATGTGCTAAAAGGTATTGCTAATAATATATACTTCCCTGTTCGAGAAGAATCGAGTAAGTGTCGATTTATCCCAGAGATATCTCGTACGTTTACCGGAAAGTAATATACATGCCATATGAAATAGACGGATGTAAATATAAAACGAAAGCTCTTCGTGATACTCATATTCTTTGGAACGAATATAAAAAGAAAAAATTAATCAAAAGCTTTGAACTTCCACAAGTTAAAGATAAGGTTAAGAAAAGTCGATACTTTTCATATAAGCCGTATGTCGATGATATTAAATTCGACAGCTTGATGGAAGCAAGTTATTATATTTACTTAAAAGAAAAACTCAAGAAAAAAGAAATTCTTGGATTTGAACGGCAAGTAACATATGAACTACAACCTGGCTTTAGAAAAAATGGTAAGAAAATTTTACCAATTAATTATATAGCCGATTTCGTAATTACGAATCTTGATAAAAGTATTCGTGTTATCGATATTAAGGGTAAGGTTACTGTCGATTTCAATCTAAAGAAAAAATTATTTGAATATAAATATGAAGAGTTGAAACTCGAATGTTTACAATTTCACGATGGACAATGGATGTCTCTCGACGAAATTAAAAAATTAAAAAGAAAGACTAAAAAGAAAAAATAATGTCCGAACGTAAAATATTAGACGGACAAAGAGAAGCTTGGGAAGAAGTCGATTCATTAGTATTAGAATGCCAAAGTCATAATACTGATCCTCGACGTCGAGATGAATTATTACAAGAACTATTAATTCGATTTGAACCATTCTTAAATATGTTCCGTGATCTATTATTAGAAGATAAGATTTATCTTAATAATAAAGTATCGCGAGAATTTATCGGATTATATATTGCTAATAAATATTTACGATCTAAAGTATTTAAAAATTGGCATCTTAATAAAGATGAATATGCCGAAGTAAATCGTAGCTTGAGTTTAATTCGTGATAATTATGCTAAGCAGTGCGATGTCGAACAAGATTTAAAAACATTGTTTTCGACTATGGTTATGAAGTATAAAAAAACGAATCGTAGCTTTAATGCATATCTAACATATGTATTTCGTTATGAACTGTTTAGATTTATTCAAGCCCATCTTAAAGATCGTATCAATAATTCATATGATCGATCCGATATGAACGATATTGGCGTGAGTAATATGTCTTNTAGCAATTTATCTTCATTAACAATGCATAAAGCTGATCTTCTTGACCAAATTGTTGTCGACGATGATGGGAACTTTAGCGAGTTATGGATTAACGGTGAAGTATGTAACGATTTGTTTTCACATCTTACCCCAACAGAACGTTTAATATTAGCTATGGTATATGCAGAAAATGCTAAGCCAGTTGAAATAGCTAATAAGATCGGAGTCGNCGTTAACAATGTACAAAGCTGATCTTCTTGATCAAATTGTTGTCGACGATGACGGGAACTTTAGCGAATTATGGATCAACGGTGAAGTATGTAATGATTTGTTTTCACATCTTACCCCAACAGAACGTTTAATATTAGCTATGGTATATGCAGAAAATGCTAAGCCAGTCGAAATAGCTAATAAGATCGGAGTCG